AATTGGCGCACGACTGGCTGGTATAATACCAATAACTATGATCGCCTTTTGCATAATAATTATATTCTGTGTAAGACCGCGATCACCGCTAACAAGATTTCTGCTGGTGCGTCTGATGGATATTTCAATTTGGCTGCATCGACAGCCTTTGATATGACTTATCCGCTTGTTTTGCCGACTGGTGCCGTTGCTGCAAATGCTCAATTCACTGCATACGAAAGTTATCCTAGCGTAAATCCGAATACTACCGCTACTGTCCAAGGCGCCGCCGTCAATAAAATGGTGTTTCTTAAAGGTACTATTTCTGGTACCACGTTTACAACGGCTTCTTCTAACTGGATTACTTGCACCGTTCCGACATCTGCTGACGGTTTTTACTATATGCCTCTTGGTCGTATGTCAAACGATGCTACAACGAAGATGTTCTTCAATCCTTCTAATACACTGTTTGCCTATATTAATGGTGCCTTTAGAAAAGTTGAGCCTGCTGCATCCAAGAATCTTCTTGAACAGGTTTATCCTGTTGGTTCTATTTATATCAATGCATCCAATTCAACTAATCCTGGCACGCTTCTCGGCTTTGGCACGTGGAGCCGAGTTGGTCAAGGGCGAGTAATGATTGATGCTGATAGCACTTATGGCGCTGGTTCAACTGGTGGATCTGCAACCCATACGCATACTACCGGTGATTGCACACTAACCTCTGCTCAATCTGGTGTTCCCGCTCATGGTCATGGTAATACTATTAAAGCTACGACACCAAAGTTTGTTCACAGTATTACCCAGCCAGCCTTTAAGACTCCGGTACTTGCTCACACGGTTTCAACGCAGCCCGAGTTTAATACGCCTGCTCTTTCGCATAGTATTACCCAGCCAGCCTTTAAGACTCCGGTACTTGCGCACACTATTACGCAGCCTGCTTTCAACACGCCAGAACTTACTCACAGTGTTACGCAGCCTGCTTTCAACACGCCATCTCTTTCACATTCTTCAATTACTCAGCCTGTTTTCAAATACACAGCACCGGCTTCTCATACTCATCTTGAGCATTATCGTATTGGTAGAGAGGCTTCTTCTAAATATATTCATATTGCCGCATTTGGATCTACGTCTCCTAGTACAGCCGTTTCTCAAAAAACTTCCAGAGACGCAATTACAGACCAAACTATAACAAATACAAATCAAAAAATATGGGAAGATGGTCAAATGGTATTTGAGGCAGCGTATGTCTCAGAAGGCCATAGTACATCTTCATATGCTCAATATGACCACATTTATCCTTGCCAAACATCAAGTGCCACCGGTGCCGGAACAGCCAATGGCACAACTGCAAGTCGTACAACCAATGTTGCCGTTGGTGCTCATGCCGCTGCTGCTTGCACTCGTGCAACCGATGCTGCTGTTGCTAAACATTCTGCCGCAGCCTGTTCTCGTGCAACCGATGTTGCCATTAGCGACCATGCTGCTACTGCTTGTTCCCGTACAACCAATGTTGGCGTAGGCCAGCATGCCGCTGCTGCTTGCTCTCGTGAAGCCGATACCGCCATTAGTGATCATGCTGCTGCCGCTTGTAGCCGTACAACCAATGTTGGCGTTGGCGACCACGCGGCGACCGATTGCACCATGTCTGGCTCGGTGTCTAATAACACGGCAGCCAATGCAAGCTCGGCTCATAATCATGGAAGCACTGGTAGCGGTTCAACTGTTCAGCCATGGGTCGGTGTTTACATGTGGAAGAGAACAGCTTAGAATAATAAGAAAACCGATTAAAGGAGATTGTCATGGAGCCTTCAGTTCCCGTTCGTATTACCAATGCCAACCTGCCAAACGGCCCCGCCATCCTTGATTCCAGCGGCAAGCTTCCATCCAGTGTTATACCTGGTGGCGGTGGTGGAGCAGGGGAAGAATTGTTTGTTTTTATACAGGCATATTGTGACGCCCTTGAAAACTTTGGTGATATTGAGCAAGATAATGTTCGCTTTGCTGATGAAAATGTTAACTGTGCTTATATTGAAAATCTTATAAAAAGTGGAAAAATTCCTATTATTATTGTGGATACATATCCACTATATTTGGTATATTATACGATAAGCGACGATTATATGTATTGTTTTTTTACCGGCAGCGATACTTATATGGGGCCTGAGAACCTTTATTATGAAGGTAATATTAATAAGCGCGAAATGGTTTTTACTAAGAGCGTATACAACGGCGAGGTAGAAGAGAGCATTACTACAACGCAGTCATGGCATGGTATTGACTTGGCTCCTTCCGTGATTTTGCGTGGAGATTGGCTAAGTGGCAATGTCGCCAACAATGTTAGATGCACGCTTCGTCCATATGAATGCTTCAAATTGAATGCTATTTATTATGAAAGTTTCAATGTAAATATTACTTTACATATATTTTATCAGGATGCAATTCGTGTATTACCTGTTTACAAAATTGAAATAGACGAAAGCAATTCTAGACCTGTATTAAAAGTATATGCAGAAAATCCTGAATATACTTTTGTTGGTGGGTATCAAATTCCTTCTAGTATTGATAATTGGGTATCTAATTTAGATGGTGAGCTTACTCCTAAGAATTAAGAAAGAGGTATACCAATGTTACTAATTGAAGCTTTCCTATCACCGGTTAGAGATTGTTTTCCAGCTCAGGTGGCAATCATTGCCTTGCTTATATTCATTTTGCTTGACTGGGTGTTCGGTATAGGTAATGCCTGCATGAAACATGAGTTCTCTAGTGAGAAAATGCGACAAGGTATTGGTCACAAGTGTTCCGAATTGGGCTTTGTTATGGTTGGCATTATTGTGGATGCTATGGTTATGACCGGGTTGGATGTTGGATTCAACGGCCCGATTTTGACTACCATTGTTCTCTATCTCTGCATCATGGAGATTGGTAGCCTATTGGAGATTTTCGCCAAGATCAACCCGCAGCTTGCAGAGTCCCCTGCTTTCAAGCTGCTTTCCTCGGCTCACATCATCCACGACGCTGATATGGGCTCTATGTAACCAACATGCATACATGGCACTCATTGCACCGAGTTAGCCTTGTATGATGAGGATAGGCCGGTTCGCTAGTCGAGCCGGTCTTTTTTTGGTATCATTGGCACGAAGTATACATGAATCATAGGAGACATCATGGCTATTAATGATTACTGGTCTTCTCAACCTCAATCTGGCGGCGATGGCGGATATGTGCCATCTGGCGGCGGTTTTAATTTTCAAGACTTCCTACAGCAGAAATATAATATTGATCAAGCTTATGGTGCTTTCCAACAAGGTGGGAATGCATATCAAGATTTCTTGCAACAATATGGAGGCCAACAGCAGGTAGATAATTCTCCTTGGTTCACTCAGTTAGATGATCGGACCATGCGTGGTCGTAGTTATCGAGATCGCGGTGGTACTTATGATATGTATAATGGTCAATATCGTGATGCCAACATTCTTGATACTGCTGCTATTGAGCTTGGTAAGATAGGAGAGTTTTGGAATAATCTTCCTGGTCAAATCGCTGGGGCTGCTGGTGGTGAACAAGCTAAACAAGATTGGACCTTTGATGCCAGTAAGTTTGATTTGTCCAACGGGTTTGACAATGATGACATGAGACAGGTTGTTAACTTTGGTGCAAGCTTACCAGGCATGATGGTTGGCGGTGTCTTTGAAGGTTTGAATAAGGGCTATGAAGCTGTCACTGGTGCGCCTGTACAAGAATACCGAGAGAAACAAGGTGGCGGGTATGAGATTGCAGATTATAAACTTGATGCATCTCAGCGTGCCGCTGCTGGCATTGATGCCGGTATTAACCTTGTTGGCACTTTTACTGGTGGTGCTGGACGTGTAGTTGGAGGCGTTGGTAAAGCCGGGGCCAAGGCTCTTCTTGGAACCGAGGGTCGTCAGTTTGCAAAAGCCATGGCTGAAGGCGGCGAAGACGCTGCCAAGCGTCTATTCCCAGAAGGTGCTGCACAGTACGAACGCGCTCGAAAGAAATACAACGATGCCATGAAGCGCCAAGACATTATTGACGGTATGAGCAAGGGTGTTGTTACCAGAGCTTTTGAGGGGACAAAGGGTGCGCCTCTTGGAACCGGAGCCGGCATTGTTGCAGATATGGGCGATGAGGCTGCTGAGGAATTTGTCCAAAGCTACGCCGACGACATCCGTATGAAACAGCTTGACGAGCACTCTTTTGATCGTGCTCTTACCGGTGCTGCTTGGGGTGCTGCTGGTGGTGCTTTGATGGGTGTTGGCGGTAGGGCTCTTGCCCATGTAACCTCTATTGACAAAGCCGCTGATACCGAGCAGCCTGATAGCAATGAGTTTACCCTGCCTAACAATAATGACTTTGACGCCTTGCGTATGAACGCAACTGCGAATAATGCCCATAATCGTTACAGCTCTGAAGCTGTTAAAGATTTTAATGATTATGCTAAAAGTCAAACAAGAGCTGCTGCATCTACTATTTATATGCAAACTCAGCCCGACGCAAAACTTAAATGGGATGATTGTGAGCTTGGTGTTGAGCCTATGATCCAGGCGTTCTACCGTGATGGCGTTGATGGAAAATCCGCAAACAAGATTGCGCGTTCTCTTGGTGTAACTGCTGTTGATATTGATAGAGCGTACCGAGATCCCAATGTTAATTTTGTTGCATATATTAATGATTTGATTAGCAAATCTCCTCGCGGCTATGTTCAAATTGTTATTGGTCGAAACCCTGATACTAAGAATGGTGGCTTTAAGATGAATCTAACCAAGGTTCATGAGGGTCATCGTTTCTCTGTTAGGCCAGAGGTTATGGGTCTTGTTGGATCAGACTGGGACAGCGATCGTTGCTCGGTATACTTTGACCCCGAGAGCCTTGATGCTGATATTGATGAAACCACAGGTGTAGCTCTTGAGCCTCGTGGCTATGCTTCTGAGATCTTAGTTGATCCAGAAACAAGAACCTCCAATGTCGAATGGATTTGGTCTGGCATCTCTGATAAAACCACGTTCAATTTTGAGCGGTTCAAGAAAATTGTCGATAAGAACTTCAAGGGAATTGCTGGAACCTATGAGCTTGACGGAGAAACCGGCCTAAGTGCTGGCGAATATTTCACTCGCAAAATGCAAAACGCCATGGCTGCCGTTGATGAAAAAGGTGAACCAGATGAAGGCGCCCGTAACTACGGTATCTCTTCTGTGTTCTCTGAAATGAATCAGGCTGTTGAGAAGAATCGCACCGGCCAGCAAAGGCGAGGTCGTACAGTTGTAAACGATGTTCTTTATGAAGCTCTTGAATCTGAGCCTGTGTTCATTGCTACTGCTGGTAATTATTATGTTGATGCTGCCTCTAAAGTAATAGCAAGATCTATTGGCCTTGATCCGAGCGACCCGCAATCAAGCAAGATTGTTGCCGATTGGAAGAAAGTTGTTTCTGATTGGGAGGCCCATGGTACAACTGGTGGCAAGACTCAATATGGTCAGCTTGCTAAGTCTATTGGTTTCTTGATTTACCTGTCTAATCCAGATCTTAAGGCTAATCCGATCTTCCGTCAGTATGGCGGCATTAGGTACTGGGTTAATTCAAATGAAACCGTGCAAGAAGCCATCAAGTCTTTGGCTAATGTTTATGGTACCGAAGATGTTGTTATGAGCCTTTTGCGTGAGTCTTATCGCCTTGCTGAGCCAGGCGTAGATCCTACAACTGCCGTCGAGGGTATCTGCGATACGCTTGCTATGGGCGAGATTATCAATAGTCTCAATATGGTTTCAACTGGTTTGCAATCTGATGCCGAGGTCCAGGCGTTTATCAAGCGATGCTATGAGATCCAGAGCAAATATAGCCGAATCTACAATGAATCCCAGGGTCAGATTACTAGCCAAGGATTCCAATCGTCCTACGACTCAATGCTAAGGAATCCTCTTGACGGCATCTCAAGGAAGATTGGCGATCCAGATCAGAATTTTGAGTTTGCATATACTGGTTCTACCGACGCTTCAAAGGAAGGTACGGAATTCTATGCTCAAATAGGTCGCCTTTTTGAGAATACTTTGATGTCTAATCTCTTTAGCAAGAATATTATTGAGAAACTTAATATCGAGGATATGTCTATTACTCTTGGTCAGTTTCTTGAAATGACTACTTCCTTGCGTACTGATGGTGATATTGACGCTTGGCTTGCGCCCCTTAAGGAAGACTTTGGTCAAGCCGCTGATTTGCTTGCCGGTTTTGCAAAGGCGCATAATGCGTCTGTTGTTAGACTTGGCAAGAGCCTCATGAGCGATGAATTTTTGTCTGCAAAATGGGATGGCATGTGGGCTAAATATGATGCAACCAAGACTATCCCAGAAGAATACGCTCCTGAGATGCTTGATTTCATGGACTTTGTTCTGTCTCTTGTTGGCCCGAGAAACGCATCGCGTATGGGCTTGGTTCTTAATGATGCCTTGCTGCAATCTCGCGTTGGTAAAGATTTGTTCTCTGGTGATCCAAGTCGTGTTATGAATGTTATTGCAAAGGCTTCTATCTATGGACAGTTCTCTGATGCCATTAATGCCTATGCAAGCGAAGACCCGAGTATTCGCCAAAGCGGAGAAGAAGAGCTTGTTGTTCTTTCTTATGTGTCTCCGCTTCATGATGTTATTGCGAAGTCTGTTTTGAATGGTAATTTGGCTGTATTTGAGTGGTTTACTTCTCTTGACAACAATCTTAAAGATACCATCCAGTATTTCAATGACACAGTTGGTGCTCAGTATTCCGATGCATCTTTTGTTGTCAATGCTTTGCAGACAGAAACAGGCCGCTTCGCCATCTCTTCCGTTAGTGCTAAAAAGCGTAAGGCAGAACTTGCTTCTTCGAGAATGCGGAAGAATTCATATGATGCTGCGGTTGGTGAAGTCAAAGCATTAAGCGACGAAATTGAAGCCAACTATACCGGTCATTATTCCCAGTCTGCTTTTGTCAACTTTGTTAAAGATACAGCCTTTAGCCAGACTGTTCAATATCAGAACGATATTATTTCGTTGCAGCTTATCGCTGCCCAGAAGCTTAGCAATGCTTATGTTGAAAAAGCCACAATTCCTGAGATTATGGCTGCTATGTATTCGTCTGCTGAGATTGCAACCAATGGTACAGTTATGAGCCTGCTTAACAGGATCACTTCGTATTATTCTGGCAAATCTGATGCAAGCGATTGGACACAGAATCGCATGTCTATCTTGAGCTGCCTTGTTGATCCTAATTATCGTGAGTGGGTTTGGGATCCAGTTCAAGGCAAGAATGTACTTGTATCTCAAGAAGAGCTTTTCCGTGAGTGCGGCATTACTACCTATGATCCATATAATCTTCAGTACACCGATATCATGCTTGTGCTCAAAAAGTTCCCGCATATTGCAAGCTATCTTTGCAAGCCTACTACCAGTGTATCTGCCGTTGGCGGAGAAATGACCGTAAAGCTTGGTAGGAAAGAGGAAGTCCTTGATGCTTTCCATGGCTGGGTTGATGCAAGAACCAGCAAAAGCGATGAGAGCCTTGAGCGAGACTCAATCACTAAATACCAAATGGATCTCGCGCTTGGCAATATTAAGAATCTTCTTCATGAGCGGATTAATACCCAGGCTATTTGCGCAGCCATGGTTGATCCTATGTTGCTTGAGGGTGAGATAGATGCTCGAAAGATTTCTGCTGCTGTAGACAAAGCAATGGACGATCTTTCTACCGTTGTTTTCTATAGGGTTCTTAATGGATATTCAAACCGGAGTGAGAATGCAATTAAAGCGCAACGTTCTTATTCTTCTCAGAACCTAAGCGAAGAATTGTGGAATATTGCCTCTCTTGCTTTTGAGAGCTTCACCATTGAGCATGGGCAGGCTTTGGGTAGCCATATGTCCCATGAGCTAATGAAGACACTGTTCGAAGGGTCGTTGAGCAAGAACATTGAAGATGCGTATGGCCTTGAGCTTAATTTTGCCTCTGCCGAATTTCCTGATGTTGGCGAAGTGGCAGCCGCTTCTGCTGAATCATATATGGAGAACTGGAAAACCCTAAATATAATTACAACGTATTATATGAGGGAAAATCTTGGCAGTGCTCTTTCTGAGTATTCTTCTCTTATTGCTCAAACCGTTGATAAAGATAGTTATATTGCCGCCATTGCGGATGCTCTTTATAGAAAAGATCGCCAGGATATTGAAAACAGAAAGGATACCTTTGGTAGTGATGAAGAGCTTGCCCGGGCATACAGAGATCTTACAAGCGATGAAAATGTAAAGAAACGGCAAGAACGCGCTGAAGAAATTTTTGATAAAGAAAAACCCTTAAGCGATGAATCAATTGAGAACGCTCTTTCTGCACTCGATATCAGTGGCGTCTTCATGACGGTAGAAGATTTTGATGATGAAGCTTCGTGTGCTGATAAGCTCAATAGGCTTATGTCTTTTGATAGAGAATTTGCTTTAGATTCTGAATGTGCAAAGAGAACTGTTGAAAATGCTAAGAACAATGGCACGGTTGAAAAAACTATCGAAGACATTAATGCTCGCATAGCTCGTCATGAGTTGCAAAAAATTGCTCGATCCAACCAGCTCGCTATTAATGAAAACGCTCCGCAACTAAAGCAGGATATGGACGAACGGCTTGAAGAGCTTATCAAAGATATGGTTCAACACGTAGGCGACCATCCTGAGTATCGTGTGTTTACGGGTAATATGATGAAGGTTCAGAAGGAGCTTGAGTACCGAGGGCTTCCTGATTTCACTGAGCCTCCTGTGTTGAAGCTTCATTATTCTAGCCCAACGACGCAGATGGTGATATCTAATATCACTGTTAACGCTCCTTCGTCTGGTAACCCAATTAAAGTTGGTACCAATGGAGCAATGCAGCAATATGTTACTCCGCTTGGATTTATTCCTAAAGATATTTCTGATCCTTCGTTTGCCATTACAAGGTTTGATACGCTTGAAAACGTTGAAGATTTGGCTAAGCGAAATGACATGGCAACGATCAGAGCTTTGGTTAATGGCAAGATTGTTACCGTTAACAGCAAAGAGTTCAAGGATCTTACTGCAAACATGGCGCCTGATCAGGCAATTGAGTTTTATCATCCTGATGACAACGCTCATGGTTTGCCTACGTTAAACATGATGGAGCCCGGCATTGATGTTAACAACAACTACCATAGGCTTTCCGGTATTTACCAGAGAATCATTATGTTCTCGATGGAGGCAATGGTCCTTAAGTCTAAGAAGAAGATGCAGGTTGTTGAAGACCTCGTTGAAGACAGAAGCGGCAGGACTTCAACCGTAGCGGGCCATAATCAAATTACTTCTAATTTTGATTACAGCTCTTTGAGGAATCATTTTCAGAACTATCGTCGTGCTTATGTCGATACGCTTACTCATGATTTCACTGATAAAGATAACCCGTTGATTTCTTTGAACTTCGGGCGCGATCAAGCAAGGATTATTGTTCAGTCTCTTACGCCTGGTATGCTTATTGATATCAAGACGGCTGATGGCACAAAGAAAGTTATGTTTGATGCAAGCTTGTTCCTTGGTGACGAAGCGCAGGCGCAGGCAAGATTTGAGGAATATACCAAGCAGCTACAGGCTAAATATGGTGACTTCCAGATTGTAGGGGGCGAAGTTCATTCGTGTTCGTTCTCTGAACTTAGCTATCATGCTGCCGGCATTGTTAATGGTCAACGCGACGAGGATGGTAAGCTGTCTTCCGATCAGGCTAGTGCTGCAGTTGCTAAAGGTCTGAACAACTGGTCTAATTATGGAGATCGATGCGATGGTAGTATTGGTTCGCTCATGTCTAGAGTTCGTCCCGTTGGACAAGCGACCAATGCGGCTTTGCCTATGATTGATACTCCGGTTCCTCCGTCCATTCTTAAATCAATTGTTTCAGATAGCGCATTTGGAACAAGGGAATCTGCTCGAACAAATGCTAGGTCAAAGACTATTTTCTTAAGCTCTAATGACGATGCACGAAAAGCTGCTGTTAATATAGCTAACAATTTAGGTATTGATTATCCTGTTTGCAATGTTTGGATTCAAGATAGGCAATCTGGTGGATTTGAGTCTGATACAAGAAGAGATAAAAATGCATACGACAAAGTTTTGGTTGGCAAAAACTCTGTTGATGCAAATGGTTTGCAGAAGTATTCTGGTGGATGCGGCATTGTTTATGACAGCAAGGACATCATTGAGGCTATTGATTGGGGCGTAAAAACCGGAAATACATTATATGTTAGATCAAGCGAACTTAAATACAGTACAGCTAAACGATATTCAACAGATAAAACAATTAATATTTGGGGCGAAGAGTTCACCCAGATTAATCCATATAATGCTAAGCGTCTTGCTGCATTACGTGCCTCTCAGGTTAAATCTGGCTATTCGAACGCATCTCGTAAGAGCATCGGTATGACTCTTGTGATTGCTCCTGATAGCTACATTGCTCAACAATACGGCCTTAAGTTTGCTGATGCATCAATTCTGCTTTTTAAGTCTGCGCAAGATGAGCGATACAATACGCCGTTTAATTCTGATACAAAATCAATGTCTCAGATTTATTCACATGATAATCGTATTGGCAATAAGAAGAACTTTATCGACAGGGATACTGCGAAGAAATATCTTGATGTTCTTGCTAAAAATGTTAATGGTGTATATATGCCAACCGAGGATAGTGTTTGGCTTAATCCCGGCAATGGTCTTCCTGGTTTCGATTTGAATGGATCTCATATCATCGATAATGCCCGTCTTAAAGATGGTGACACGAGGGATATAATCAAACGTAAAATCATTGATTACCTGGTTGACTATTCGACTATGCAAGATGGAAACAAGTTTGATCCGTTGCCAAGCAACATTGGTCCCAATATGGTCATGGGCATTGTTATGACAGACACCGGCAAAGCAGCTCCTTATGTTTCCCCCGCAACTATGCCGACAAATATCCATTATGCTCAACTTGATATCGAAGGTAATGATGTTGTATTCAGGTTCTCTGGCGACACCTCGGTAGCCGACGCAAACACTAATGGTGTGGCTAAGTGGGAAATCAATGCTCCCTATGAGCAGTTTAAGGGCGTTGGATCAATTTGTACGTCAAAGCTTGAAGATGGATCTGATTTGGAACCGTTCTCTACCGGCATCAACGGATCAACGCAATTCAAGTATAAGCTTGCTGCATCTACTGAAACCGAAGGTTCTCGTGTTGCTGGCATTGATGATTACTTGCTTTGCGACTCTTTGTACTTCCGGATGATCATGGAAGATCTGAGCTTGTTCTATAACAAGACATCTAAGGGATACGATTTAGCCGATGGCATCAAGAGCTGGAATCCTGATCTTCTTGACCGGTTCATAAATGGGCAGATGACAAGAGATGATTGGATGTCTGTTGCCGCAGGCATCAATACTGTCCTTCCAAATAATCAGGAAAACAGAGCAAGAAATGATGCTATTGGTCAAGCCATTGCTGCACTTGTTTCTCAAGATATTGATCCTCGAATTTTCTTTGGATCTTATAGGCTTGAATATGCTAGGGACGAAGATGGCAATATTATCCGCAATGAAGACGGCTCACCTAAATATGTTCGAGTTGACTACGTTAATACCTATGATGGTAGCCATGATGGTTATCAGCGCGTCGCTCATCGTACCGTGCTAAACAATTTCCTTGGCGATCTTAATCCTATGCTTGCTTTGTTCAATTCTGTTGACCAGAAGCTTTGCCCTGCAAGCTTGCAAGAGGCTGCAACTAGGGATCGCAGTGATTATATTATCGGCATTGATGGAACAACTAAAGTTGAATTTGGTGACGGTGGTGTTGATTATGTGTTGACCCGCTATGGCGAACCAAAGATCCTTGGCAACGTAATTGATGAAACCGCCGCAACCGGAGAGTCCGCGGTATCATTGCAGCACCTCAATGCCCGCGGTAGCGATATTGGCTATGACAATGATTACCTTGCACAAAGGGCTGCTGAGTATGGCAATCTTGCCTCTGGCAGATATGATGACGCCTATGAAGATTTCTTGCGCAAGACTGATAAATCTGCCATGAAGCCTTTGAAGACTTCGTTTAGAACCAGTCGCAGGACAACCCTTGATCTTGCTACCATGATGCCAACGGCAACAAGGCAGGATTTGAAACGGTTCCAAAGTGTCATGAATCTTGACAGTAGTACCTTTGGTAATACTCGGTTCTTTATTGATGAAAAGGGCGATCAGATTTCATATAAAGAAGCTGACTCTAGCACTAGATATTTCCAAGCAAAAAGCTCGTTTAATCGCAACTGCGATGATGGTAAGAGCTTTACCTATGCGATGCTTGACAATCTTTGCAAGTGCCAGACTGGTACAACATGGAATGATAATGTCAAATCTGATAAACGAGTTTGGCAGATATCTGAAAACAAATTCTTTGAGCAGGTAAGCAAGATTGATTCTAATATTAGAGACAAAGGTTTGCCTGTTGTCGTTGAATCTGTTGATTCCGCTGATGTCCATAATAGGTATCCTCGTCCTCTTCTTCCTCGCGCTCTTGCTGTTCAGCTTTGGAATTCTCGCCAGGATCTCCGTGACCACTATAAAGAAACAGGCTTCAATGGTTTTGTTGATGCCATGAAAGCCGAGCAAAGACGAGCAGACGAAGCGTATAAGAATATTACTCAGAACAAGAGCTCTAATAAATCTAGGTATATTGCTTTGAGCGATATGTCTCGTGCTGCCTGGTTTGCTTGGGGTGAAACGTCGTCTGTGCTTCCCATCTCTGGAGATTTGTCTCTTGAGCAAATCAATGGTGATCTTAATAGCCTTGCTGCTGCTCTCGCCGGTGTTGAAGGCTGGCCTCCCGAAAAAGTTAAACTGTTTAAGGAGCTTGTGAAAGCGAGCGATGCGAAGATAAATGCCGTGCGCGACAGACTGGATCAGCTTACTATTAAACATAATGATTATCAGGTTGCCGACAACTCTGTTCGTGTTGCTTACACCAGGATTGATGAAGCCCGTGATATTACAAACATTCTCAATAATGCTGCCGAGGTTTCTAAGATCATGTCTGTTCTTAATCCGTTTGTTACAGCGGGCAACCTTACAGACAGAATGATTTGCCAAGGCACAATGCGTGCCTCTATCTTCCTCGGGAATAAGCTGCGCCTTGGTCCATATAAGTCTCAAAAGTCCCATATCATTCCTGCCGATCTAAGAAAACAAGCTGTTGAAGACCCTACTGGTGTTGAGCTTTATGCATCTATGCGCGAACTTGAGTTCAATAGCGAAGAGATGCTTGCTATTCAGGAACTTATGGAATCCAATAACATCCAGAAGGTTATTGAACTTGCCCGTAATCGTCGATCTGGGTCTGACACCTTGCTTGGTAAAACCTGGGGTACTGTAAAAGATATTGCTTACAAGTCTGCATCTGGTGGCAATGTTGGCCTTAAGAACCAGATGGGCCTTGTCCTCGATAGATTTGTTATGTTTGCTGAGGCTACTCCCGGCCAAGAGTTCTGGTTTGATCCTATAGAAGACATGGCAAGAGAAGATGGTACGCCTATGACTAGGCTTGATGCTATGCTTGCTCAGCCTGGCGGCTTTGCCCAGTTTATGAAGTTCTGCTTGTCGCCCGGCTCCCCATCTTACTCTATCTTTATGCAAGCCATGAACTCTGCTAAACGAGGCGATATGGCTCAGAAGAATGCTGTTGGTATTGTCCTCACTGATATTTGCCGACGTGTTCCGTTTGGGAACTTCCTTATGACAACCGCTGTGTCAAGATTCCCGATGTATGGTCTTAATGTTACGGGTCGTGCTTTGAACTACATTCTTCCTATGTCTTCTATGAACCGAGCGTTCACGGAGATGATGAGCAAGACAGATTATGGTAAGGCTCTTGGTATCGAGGAATCTCAGATTCATACAAGCATGCGCGAAGCCATGATGGTTGACATGTGCAAGCTTGGTGTCGGCGGATGCGCTCTTGTTCTCTTTGGTCTTTCCGGTGCAATTCAGCCGCCAGATGATGAGAACAAATGGGGCAATGTTGATGAGTGGCTTGTTTTCGGAACAAGGGCCGGTGAGAACTGGTGGGTCCAGGATATCCTTGGTATGGCTTTGCCTATGGCTTGCTTCTGGAAAGCATGTGAACAAGGTAAGCCCAGGTTCGATATTATCGTTAACGGCGTTGCGAATCTCTGTTACTCGAATCCTGTTGTTCGATGCGGAGACATTGCTTCTTGGCTTATGAACCCTGCTGAGTCTTTGATCTCTGATTTCAACGATGAAGTTGTTCAATATCAGAAGGCAAAGGGTGGTGCGCCTGACCTTGGACAGTATATGCAATCTAATGCATTTAGCCTTGGTATGAATTGGGCCTCTCAGTTTGTCACGCCGTCAATTGTTCGTGAGTGGTACCGTGCTTCTACGCCCCTTGAGAAATCTTATAAACGAGGTTACAAGAAAACTGCTACTGGTAAAGTTTCACAAGAGGGCGAAGAAGGAGCAACTGAATACTACACCTATGATGAGGCCATTAAACACAAGATGGCCCAGCGTAATCCTGTGTTTGCCTGGTTGTTCTCTACTGTTACCGGTGATGACTCGTACATCATTAGCAACATGCCCAACACTGTTATGTATGATGACTATCAGCTTGCAGGCACAAAGGGTACTTCTGTTGCTGGGCTTGAAGGGGCCGAACGGCAAGCTAAGGTTGTAGACATTATTACTGTGTTGATGTCTTACAACGACATGAATGAACTTGCTGCCGAAGGATTCCATCTTGATTATGAAACACTTACAGCAGTTGCGTCTCAAGTTTGGGATAATTACCATTCTGCCGATGAGTGGTATAACACTCTTCAAGCCAATGGCCAGCTTAATTACTACGTGCTTGGCAATGGTAACTATGATGAAGGCATGCGGATCGCTGGCGAGCTTAAGAATGAACGAGATTCTTTTAAGCAATATTGGTACAACTTCTACTATGAGAAGCTTAAGAACTCGCCCATCTCTAAGCAAATCACTACATATAACAGGTATAACACTACATATGCCATGGATGTTAATGGTGACGTTTATGCAACCGGTATTCGCCGGACGCCATATGATGTATTACCTATAACAACCGCCCCAGGCACAATGACCAATCCAGAAGGAACCGCTGGATATGAGAATGATTTTGCCACGATTAGCGAAGTTACTGGTTTGCCTTTGAGCGGACGCGCCCTTATCCCTACTGAAGATGGGCAGATAGAGCTTCCTGATTTCAAATTGTTCTCTCAGGATGGCAACGGTAATGGATATTCTAACCAGTATTACAGCATGAATGGCGGGTCTGCTATGTCAGACATGGCTAACCTATCGTCTAGCTCCAACAAGAATTCTACTGTTAGCAGTGGATCTCGTGGTGGATCTGGTGGTGGTGGAGGTTCCCGTAGTGGTGGCGGCGGTGGTGGTGGTCGCTCTGGCGCACCAAACGCCTATGCTCCAAGTGTTAGCTTGCCAAGAGCAAACACAGGCCGCATAATGAACACTGATAGAGTTATCAAGCCAAGCTATGATTACCTGCGTCCCGACTTTGAGACTAAGGGCAGCAGGGAAGCTTACAGAAGGAGTGATATCTAATGGCAGATTATCTGGCCGATACTCAACCGCTGGCCTTGGCCGACATTGATAATGTTGACAAAGAGCTTGCTGAAAAGCTTGATAAGAAGTGGAAAGACGGCCTAGCTACTCATAGGCAAAGGGTTGCTGGGTTTAAACTTTTCTCAAGGATTGCCCACAATATGAGCCTTTTTGAGAAGGTTAAAAATGATTCTTACTCAGAAGGTTCCACGCAAACCATCAAGCGCAAGATTAGAGCGCAGACCATTCAGCGCACGCCTGATGGTGAAATCATTACGCCATATGAGAAGAACACTATCGAGCAGGCGACCATTGATTACTTGTTCAAACATAAGATTCTTTCGTCTGAATACGATGGTCATGACATGATGAAGAATCTTTGGAAGACATTTAATGCCGCCTATGATTATGGATTTGGTTGCGTGGTTACCGGATTTGAGGAAGACCTCGATGGTGATCCTCGTGTAACCTATGATCTAATTCATTACAATGATGTCATTCCTTCTTCTGATTGCAAGAGCATTGAGCAGGCTGATTGGTACATCATTCGTGAGTGGCTACCTCATTCTAGCCTTAAGCTTATATATGACAAGGAAACTGAAACTGTAAGCGATCCAACTTATGATCCAAAGGTAGTTAAGTTTATTTTGGATAACGAGCCTACCGATGGGATTGAGTTTCTATCAAGGCCAGTTGCAGATGAGAAGAAAGGCGTCACGCCTAACCATTCGATTGAAGTACGAACCTATTATTGCCGTGGAGCAGATGAGTTTATTACCTATGTTCCCAGTCTTAATGCCGTGCTTCGCAAGGTTAAAAACTACGATCCGCGCAAGGATGTGCCGATTCATTTTCTTATCCTTGAACCTGATCCCGAGTTTCCTTATGGTTGCTCGTCGGTAATGTGGACCATTGCCCAACAACAATATGCTGATGCTTTCCAATCCACGGCATACCAGACTTTGTTGTTGGCACTTAAGCCTCCTCTGCAAGTCTTCGGCAACCTAACTAACCCGAAGATCAAAATGAAGCCTGGTGCAATCTGGCCTATGGGTACTAACCCTAATAACCGTATTGAGCCATATCGTGTCGAGACAACCACGGTTACGCAGTATGGCAGCGTTCTTGAGAACATTAGCGCACGTATGATGCAAAGCTTAAACATCACTGATGCAACTGTTGCCTCTGATGCAAATGTCCCAAGGTATTCTGCTACTCCGCAAGGTGTTGAGCAGCAGCGAGCAGACAAAACTATCACTATTAATCAATTCCAAAAGCGTATAGAAATCTTCTTTTCCGAGTGGGCTAACCATGCTTTGCGCAGTTACATCAATAGCATGTCGGGTAAGCAGAAGATTACCGTTGATGCCAAAACTCGAAAGCGAATCGAATCTATTGAAGACGCCAACGCTAAACGTATGGAGCTTGAGCTTCAACAGCAAATGATGCCCGGTATGCCAATGCCTCCTATTGAGGTTGATTCAATTATTGATGGTAATAAGATTGAGGTAGACTTCGATAAGCTCCATGAGGATTCTCTGTTTGAGTTTGAGGTTCGCGCCGGTTCTCTTATTGAAAACGAACGAGAGGTTGAGCGAACCAATATCCAAGAGATGCTTATTCCTGTATCTCAGATGATGGGCAATATCTCTGATGCTAACCGTGATGCATTTGAGCAGGTTATCATGCAGCTTGTTTCTCGCCTTTGCGAGCTTAGCGATATTGACATCTCTGCCGGTTTGGCTTCATCTGTTAATAATAAGCTTATCCTTAGCGCACTTCAGTCTACTATGGGCGCGGTTGCCGATCAGCAGCAGCAAATTGGTCAATTGCAGCAAATGATTGGCGGTATGCCTCCGGGGGCTGTGGGACAAATGACACCCCCTATGTCACCCGAGGTGGGACAGATGCCTACTGAAATGGGACAACCCATGTCTCCTGCGGGACAAGGTATGCCAAATGTGGGACAAATTCCACCTGAAGTGGGACAAGAACCTTTGCCTATGGCCCCTGAAGAGCAAGTAGGTATGCCTCCTGATATCATGCCTCCTCTCGAAGAAGAGGAACCAATACCCATGGTATAGTATTGAAGTTGACAAAGGTTAATATATATGGTTATACTTTGCATTGATAACTCGGTGCAAAGGTTATAGGAGCTAGTAAAGGAGAGAAAAATGGCTCAAGTAATTCAGCCCGAGGATTGGGTACAGGGTCTTGATGATAACCGCCTGTTGCCCGGTCGCTATACCACTGGTTTGTTCACTGGCAACATCCATGGTCCGAATAAGTCTATTGCAAACAATCCTGCCGCGTGTCGTGTTTGGGATATCCAGATCCCAGACTACATTACCGACTATGATGACCGTCGCCTGAACGGTCATGGCAATGTTTCTAGTGCAACCGGATTCAACGTTGATGGCAAGGATGGCTGGGGTGCCTCTGCTTATGGTGTGTTCCAGGATGTCAAGTTTGACTCCCGTGTTTACACTATGGGTCGCCATCGTTCCGTTGCATTCCGCATCTTTGATGAAATGCAGTATTCTGGCGCCATTGGTGAATGGGGTACCGCAACCACTTCTAACGTGGTTAGCCATGGTCAGGCTCTTATGCAGACCGCAGCTCTGATTTCTAAGACCCGCGATTTGTGGGAGAAGGAAATCCTTGGTCCCGATATCGATAAGTATAATCTGTTTGCCGTTCTTAATGGTCACATTTCTGGCCGTTGGGTTCAGACGAATCCTGATCAGGTGTTCTCTGATGATGGCCAGTGGGTTGCACAGCCCGGTACGGTTCAGGGTCAGGCTATTCCGCCTCGCTTTGCTCCGATCCATTGCATCGAATGGGATGATCAGAACATTCCTCTGATGCTTCAGACCATTAAGGTTACCTGGAATAACCTGTATATCCCGCAGGATAATCGTGTTATCATGATTGATCCGTTCTATGAGTACCCGCTGCTTATGGCTCTTACGGGCAAGGGTGTTCCGGCAACCGAGTCTGCATATTCTGATATTCAGAATGGTTCCTTCACTCGCCTTATGGGTTGGGAATTTAACTTCGAGATTCCGACCCAGTATTGGCCGCGCCTGTATGTCGATGCTAATCTGAACGTTGTCCATAGCGCCAACGGCCAGGCTGCATATGATACCTATATGCGTTCGATTTCTCATGCCGCCGACGGCGATAAGCAGCTTATGCTTGAACTTGTTGATGCTGACCGTATGAACCGTCCTAACTATGTTAAGACTGTTTGGGATGCAACCAATGGTGTCTTTAAGAAGGTTGTTACCAACTATCCGCTTGGTATGCCGTCTGCGTCTGATTACATGGGTACTCCGCTTACCGTTGCTGATGGTACTGCGAATGTTAACACGGCTTATGGTTTGCCCTCGACGTATCCGTGGACCGCTCCTGGTTCCGGCTATGGCCTTGGTGCCACCGCCACCAATCCGGCTGGCCAGTCTGTCACTGGTTACACTGGCCCCGATCTGGCTGATATGTCTGGTGTTGCAGATGATGCTGTTGACAATTCGCCGTATCGCGCTCAGGTTATCGGTGTTGCCGTTTATCGTCGTGCTGCTCAGCTTTCCCAGGAATACAGTGAAATGGTTACTGGTGAAGGTGGTACCCGTGGCAAGTTTACCGAGTGCTGCATGGATGTTAAGTATGATGCTTGGGTCATCGAGTCCTTGTCGCATGGTATTCTTCCGATCATTGATGTTAAGGAAAACACTGGCACCTTTGCAATCCCGGTTGAGATCATTGGTGGCGGCGACTAATCTTAGCTACATAGCATAGCCACACAGGGCTGTCGGCTCATAGTAGCCCGGCAGCCCTTTCTTATAGAAAGGGAATATTATGGCAACTAATGGCCTTGGTAATATTTCAAACATAATTGGTCAAGCGAGCCAAGCAACAAAAGAAGGCGTTGCGGCTGGGCTAAGCAATGATGAGATTAGACAAAGTATTAGCGATATTGTACAGCGAGCTTTGTACGGACCATTTCAGGGTATGTTCCAGCAGGCTCAGCAAACTTTCCAACAGGCTCAGCAGCCCCAGTATCAAATGGCACAGACAATTGCTCCTAGTAGTTTTACTAGCCAGAATGAACAAGAGGAAGAAAAAAGCGCATTTGAAACCAACGAAGACAAAGAGCGCAAACGTTCCCCTTGGCATGAGAGAATGGACGAATCTCTTGGTACAGAGGGTGTTGGTGGTTTCATTAATGATATGCTATCTGCTTCTCCTCTTGTAGCTGCGGCCGACACTATTGCACCTGAATGGGCTTTTAATCCTGCTTCAAAGAAAGAAATTGCGGAAGGTTATGCTCAAGATCCCATTGATTTCAGTGGTGATTATTCCATGCCATCTGGTGATGTCATTGCTAATATGACTCCCGAGCAGCGACAAGAGTGGCAAGATCTTACAACTGAGGGCTTGATTACAAGCGGTGAGGCCGCTCTTGGTACCTTGCCCATTGGCAATCTTATGGCTCCTGTGACCGAGAAGCTTGGTCATGTGATGCCAAAGGCTGCAAAGCAAACTGTGAGCGAGGCTCAAAAGATTGCTCAAGATGCAGCTAAATCTGGTAATTTAAAGGTCCAAAGACTTCTTGAACAAAATGCTACAAATAAAGCCGAAAGAGAAGCAGCGAAGCGCCTTGAAGAAAATGCGAAACATATGGAAGAGCTTCGTTCCCAAGCGTCTAAAGCAGCAGAAGCAGCAAATAATTACAAAGGCTTTGAAGGAGTTACTAAAGCTCAGGGTAATCAAATTGAAAAAGCAATCATGAAAAAGGCTGGTAAAGGTAAAGATGCACCGATTTTTAGATCTACAAATCCCGCTGATTTTGATACCAGATATGAGAAGCTCGGTGATGAAGCTAAAAATCTTATCAGAGATACTCTAAATAAAGCTGCCCAAAAGAATGGTAAGCTTACCTCTCTTGGTGATGAAGCTAGAGCTATCCGTGATGCCGAGAGAATCATGAATAGTAAAACAGGAAATCGAGCCATCATCCCAGCCATGCTCGCTGGTGCTGGTGCTCTTGGTCTTGCTACTCTTGATGAATCTAATCTTGGTGATAATTTGCCTCTTCCTTTAGGTTTATTAAGTGGCCCAAGTGGTCAAATTAACTCTAATATGGTCAAAGGTGAATCTGGTGCGCAGGCTGGCTCTGGCGAACAAACTGGTTTGTCTGCTGTTAGCTCTGCTGCCGGATCTGCTTCTGGCAAAGATGAAACCAAGTATGCTCCAACCAGGCTTTCCCAGGCTGATGAATATAACAATTGGATTTTCTCTGATGACCCTGCTGCTATTGCTTTCAGAGAGGCATATGGAGATCTTGCCGATAATACCGGTATTGGCTATATGAACCTGCTTGCCTCTAATAACCGCGATGCTTGGGAAGCTGCAATGAATGGCATTCCTGGTTGGTGGGCGCGCTATGGTCGATCTGGTGTTGAACAGGGCAATATGGATGCATTGATGGATTATCTCTATGGCGACAATGCTTTGTATATTGATGACCTATTTATGGATCAAGATACCTTGCGCAACATCGTTGGCGGATATAGTGACCTTGATGCTCTTGGCCAGTATTTGTGGAATAACTACCGAATCCCTCAAGGCAATCCTAATATGGATAACTGGGATTACGACGATTTCCGTCAGTTCCTATTGATGAATTATCTGTCTAATGAAGCTGATGCTTGGAATAAATTCTCTGATAGAGATGTAAATGCTATCTTCAAGGCTGCTGGCGAAGGTTATGACATTGGCCTGTTTGATCCCGATGATCCCAATGCTCTCTATTATGCCAAGGATGAGGATGCCAATTTGAATCCTCGTACCTATAGATGGCGCGATATTGCGGCTCCCAATACTGGTCTTTGGAATATGAATCCTTATATGGTAAATGGTAATCCGTCTGGTATCCAAGATACTAATTATCTTGACACCCTACTTGCCACTTATAATAGATCGCACAATGGTAAGCGCCTTGGTGTTAAATAGTGGAGGTGCGTTATGGCTTCTATTAAAGACATAATTAATTCTGGAATCAATACGCTTACCTCTGGTGGATCTGCCGGGTCTGGATCAGGTGGTTCTGCTGGGTCCACTGATCAAGGTGGCGCCGGCGGTCTGCTTCCTGGTAGCAGGTATGGCAATAACAATAATCTTAGCTATGGTTATGGTTACGGTTATGGCTATGGTGGCGGTGGTGGCGGTGGTGGCAAATCTGCCGAAGAGGCCCAGGAAGAAACCCAGGCTCAAATTAATAATACCGCAGCTAACTATGGTAAGCGTGGCGAAGACCTGAGCAAACAGGGTGTTCAAAACCTGGATAGTCTTAAAACTCAGATCTCGCAAAACAAAGCTCTTTACGACAATACTCGCCGCCAAAATATGATGCAGGTTGACTGGCAGCCCAATCAGCAAAAAGAACAAAGCACGCTTAAGACCCTTCGTGATCGCATGGGCAATGCCGCCTATGGATCTGGGCTGGTTGACATTGTGGAAGGCTTGGCCCGCGTTGATGACATGAACGATGTTCAGCTTATTAATGCTTATAAACAGACATCTAATCAAGCCTATGACAATTGGTTCCAAGCTAACGAAGATCTTATTGCCGATTATGTTGAGCAGGTTACCGCAATCCAAGATGAGTTTAGTAAGCTCTATGCTCAGTATTGGTCTACATTGAGCAATATTAATCCTTTGCTTGCATCTGCCGAAAATATCGAGAAATCTACTCGTGGCGAAGAATCTGAGCATGGTGAAGGAACTGATTATTTCAAGCTTCCTGGTGCTACTGGTCTGCTTGCGTCAGAAGCTTTGAAAGAGTTATATAAGATTCCCGAGCGAGCTTCTGCCATCAACCCATATACCAAGGACTACGTTAGGCCAGATAGAGATGTTAGCAAGATTAACACAATGCAAAACACTGGGACAAGGCAAACCCAGACAGCTGCAAACAAAGGCTATATTGATAACCTCGGAGTCTATAGACGTCGTGTATAATAGGAGTCACTATGAGTTACAGACATCACGAACATAAACCACCTAGAGTTAGCAGGGCTGCTACTAATACAACGACGCCAATTAAGCTCTTTATGCACAATGGCACCGTTGCTGACTTTGCTTTCCCTTGCTGGTATCAGGAAGTTAAGCCTCCTCTGCCAGCAAGGATCCATGATAAACATACTCATGATTATCAGGGCTGGCCATCGTGGAAGCATCCTGGTCACAGTTGCCAGCTATGGATCCCAGAACCCGGGTATCATACTCATATTCCTGGTGAATGCCAACATTGGTTCCGGAATTATATTGACTATAAAATGGTCACACCGATCCATTTACTGTCTGACTATGAAGGCTACGATGACACTGGTATTGTTGCCTGGGTTGGCGAGCATGAAGGAATCGAAATTGCTGCCAGCGTTGATCCCGTAGAAGACTGGGTTGTTCGGCTTGATGTTACAGCCAACGATCCAAATGCTCTTGAAAGACCGCAGGCTTACAAGTTCTCTGTATTCCTTGATTCCAATGTTACCAATAGGCGCGATCTTGTATTGCTCGCAGAGCTGATTGTTCTACCGTCGGCTTACGAAGTTACTGAAGGAGATTAATTATGGCTTTTCACGACATGCCTCCTTTTCATCCCGAAGAACAATGGGATTCCAATCGAAGCCATCCACACCGTATTCACGACCTGCATAAGGTAGGCCCTGAATGCGACGATCAGCTTGCTGTTTTTTCTGGCATGGGTCGCGGCTTGCGTGGTGACAGTTATAGGATCGAAATAGACGAGCACGATCAAGATGAAACTTATCTCAAGGGTAAGTATCTTGATGCTGCCACTAATACCTGGGTTGATGATTGGGTATCTGAAAATATTAATGGTGGATACCTTGAGGTTATTATGAATCAAGATGATTCTACTGATCCTCCGACCTTTACGCTTACCTTTAATTATTATTTGCCTGAAAACAAAGATGATCAAACCGCTATCGAGTGGACGCAGACAACTCCGGCTATTCCTTATCTTCCTGAAACCCAAGAGTTCCCTGGTGCTCATTCTTTGTTCCTTAAGAAAACCGGCGATACCTGGGTTACCACGAATATCCCGACAAGCATGACAGAGGCTCAAGCCAAGAGTCGCCAAGAGAAGCTTTTGTATCCGACTAATAATAGGTCTGATTATAACCCTCCGAGTCCTGGCGATCCTTGGTCTGTCAATCTTGAATACGGTATCGGCGGCGACCTTGATGCCCCGAATAAAGAAGACGCAGCAACTATTCTTGGCATTACTCCACAACTTGTCGAAGACATCGTTGATGGCGATGGCGTAATTCAGGGCGATGGTTGGAGTGGTACCAACATTAAAGAATACATTGATAATCGTCCTGTTGGCGAAATGAATGAAGTTTCGGCACAAGATTTGACTGATCTAGGAAATCGGTTAGATCAAGATATCGCCGACCTTAACCAGGATGTTGAAGACCTTGAAACTCATATGCATCAGGACATGGGCTTTCCTGATGGAGATCTTGCTGGCGATGGTGGCACAGGTCCACGCAACACCATTAAGAAATATATTGATGGCGTTGTTCAAGATCTAAGCGATCACATCCATGAAGACATGGGGTTTAACGATATTCTTATCAATGATGGCGACGCTGATACCAGAAATCCAAAACGCAATACTATTAAGAAATGGTTTGAATGGATAATTGGTCAGCTTGGTTTCGGTAATGATATCAATGATTTTAATGGTGATCCAAATGTCACCAATATTAAACAATATATCGATTATGAGATAGAAAATAGCAAAGAAGAAATTGCAACACCTGTGTTAAAAGTAACAACAAGGTCTGCTGCAATTAAGTTCTTTAACGTAGATAATTATACTAAGGCCGTAAACACAAAGCTTATTCCAGGAGTTGTTTCAGACGTAACTCCTGATGCCACTATTACCGGTACTCTTCGTATCAGCTATTATGATACGCTGCCTATGACTGAGTTTAGTTTTGAGGCCGGCACAGGATCAGGCGATATGTACCAAATGCCTGATGAATGCATAGGTATTTTGTTTAACAGTGCCTCGGATAGCACTCCGCTTAATCTCAATAGTATTTCTTTGCCTGGTCGTTCTGGTAATATTAAAACTCCTTTGACCAATCCTGAAAACCTTTCTAATAGTGGCTCCGTGTTGCAGGGTGGTGCATTAGAAAATTTCCAGGTTTATACAGGAATGGGCAACTGTGTATCCAAGAATGCATCAAGTGATGCTTGGCCTTGGGGCAAGAGCGATGATGCTTATTTCTATATTTTCCACCGTACAACAGGGTCACAAGGTTATCCTGTTTGGATTGACTATGCACGCAATTATGCCTGCTCGTATAATCAAGCTGTCCCATCTTCGTAAGGAGTGACCTATGTACCCTCATGAATACTATGATTACCACGGCAATCCTCATCTACATAATGTAGGCGAAGGCCGTCCTTATCTTGAAAATGATTATCATGCTAATGATATGGGACCTCAGCTTCCCGGTCTTTCCACTATTGGCCGAGGCCCGCGTGGTGAAGGTCTTGAAGTAGGCAATGTGGTCGAAAATGAATCCACATCTTCGTTTGCTCTATTCTCCGATCTAACGGGAGAGCTTTTGTGGCAGTCTCCTAATTTGGCACCAGCTGTGCTTGAATTTATTTCAACACCTGCTGCACAGGTAGCCGCAGGTGTGCCTGCTCCATTAACTATTAGGCAAACTAAAGGTGGCGTCCCCCATACTACTACAGCTTATTTGCCAGCCGGTGAGCAGGGTTCTCGAATCTATACGGCTGCTGATCCAGTTGCCTATAGTGCAAACTCTGTTTATTCGATTCCAGTTGCAAGCCTAGTAACATATGGACATAGTTATTCTAATGCTCCAACACCTCGGGTAAACGATGTTGCTATGTTTAAAATTGAAAACAATGGCACTAAGCTAGCTATTGGAAATATTGTATCTGTCAGCCACGGTGCAGCGACTATTGTTGCTAGGATTATTTTGTAAGAAGAGGTCCACAATGTCTGAAACTTTCAAACATCACGAATTTAATGAGATCCAACAGTCTCATAGCAATACGGTTGTGCAAGCTGCCGAGACTCTTGAAGCCGCCATTAGAGCTTGGTGTCCTAATAGCCGCGAGAAATCTCTTGCTGTAACCAATCTTGAGCAGGCCGTTATGTGGGCCAACAAGGCAATTGCAATCCATGGAGCACAGGAGGAGTAACCATGTCTTTCAAGGAAGCCGTGAAAAATGTGATGAAGGGCGGCAAGTACGACAAGAAAGCTGCTGCTGCGATTGTCGCCAATGCTAGCCGAAATGCCAGTTCTGCCGCAAAAGCTAAGAATCCAAAGCTCAAGAAGGTGAAATAAATGTCTGAAGGACTGAGGCCATATGACTTTGTGCAACAGGTTTACTATGCTCAGGAGAAAGTCCTTCTCGACTTTTGGCCTGATGATGACAAATATAAAGAAGTTTTGTTCGAGGCTAACCTTGTTCTTCAAGAACTCCAAAACGCCGAGGACTGGACCTGGCTCCGTGAACAGCTCGTTCTGGGACCATGTTACAGTGTTCCCGGTGAAATCACGGAATTCAAGCTACCGGAGTGGGTGTACAAGGTTAGCACCTTGAACCATGATTCGTTAAGGTTGCATTTCCTTAAGCCGTTTGTTCGTCCATGGCATCATGATCATTATCCATCCAAAGCAGACTATGATGAATTCAGGTTCATTGAGGTTCCTATTGCTTCGACTGGTGACAATCGGTATCGCAAGGAATATCATGTAAACCATATTGATCAGGTTCATACGCCAGATATGCATCTTCGTGCTATCAAAGTCGGCAACATTATTACATTTAATCGCCCTTTAACGCCTATGGAAGAACGGCTTATTGCTGTCATTGATGTGCAAAGGCGCATTGAGCAATTTCATATTTGTGACCACAGGTGCAAAGGGGTGAACCCAGATGAGCCGATTAGCTATGAATTTGATGAAAACGGAGAATGGGAAAACCCATGTTCCCGGATCGAGCATAGGATGCTCACCGAAATTCCTGACCCCAATTACGTCGTCATGGCTACAGCAGCCAGACATGCGGAAGGTTCTCCACCGGCTCTGGCACGAGTTGCCGGCTTGCAAGATGCCGCCCAGAAAATCATGAGTGCCATGCGTCAAAATGATGCTAGTGCGACTGATGCCGATTACCAAGACTGGGATACCCCTGGATACATTGAGGTAATATAATATGGCTAAGAAGAATTCAAGCAAGACAGCAACAGAGAAAGCAATTCAATCCTCAGAGCCTAGGGTCATGGCTTACCGAGGATGGAAGGGCGTTAACTATGTTGATGCTCCGTTAACCTGGGATCCGTTGGAAACTAGTCAAACCAAGTTTCGTCAGTCTGACTTGCCACAAAATTATCTCATGGTACAAAACAATCTTATTACCACGCCTACTCTTGGTATCGAGACGCGTGATGACAGCATTGTAATTGGTGAGCTACCAAACAGAATTAATATTTGGCCATTTTATTATAAAGGTGATAGTTACTTTACTGGCGTAGCATGTGTCTACTATAGATATTTATTCGCAGTTGTTCATTGGGATACCGATCAAAACACCTTTAATGAATGCGTCTTGTACAGAGATCTTCTTAGCGATGATCTTACTTCTTGGACACCTATTATGCTAAACAATGGGTGCGACAATAACCCCATTGCTCAAACAGAAATTTGCGAAATAGGTTTCTTTGAAAGCAATATGGTTGCAACTGCTAAAAGCAATAATGTTGGGCATCTTTATTTAAGTTCTGTTTCTTGGAATAATAACAACATTAGTATTGATGGCATGAATTGGGATACTCATGTTGATAAACATAATTGTCTTGTAAGTACGTTGCCTATATCTGATCCAAATACTACTGCAACAAATCTTTGCGATCGTGACTGGTGTTTCCCAGAAGCCTATGGGATGCAAAGTAGCTGGACAATGCCAAACCCAGAAGATCCAACTGAGATGAACCCCGATGCTGTAGTTAGACTTGATATTGTTTATTGCTATACTAATCGGCTTGGATCAACATTGGTTTCTTATCCTGCTACTATCTATGTTGAATATTCTCCGGCCCTTTGGTCTAGTGGCAGATATGTAAAACTCACCTCACGTGGACATGATTCGTTCTGGAATGGTATTTATACAGATGGATCTAGCTGGCCCGTGCCTATTCCTGATCCTGATGGTTTCTACGGCGATGATCCAAATTTAACAGTTACCCCAAATAGTATTACAGGTATAGATTTCTATGCTCGTGAAATGGAAAACACTGACTATGTGTTTATTGGACATATAGATATTGCTCCTGGTCAAACCAAATGGAAATATAATTGGCTTGGTAATATGACCGATACATCTCAATGGCAGAACAGCCAACTTCAAGTACCAACCGAAAATACTACCGAGGGTCCAAATGTCACACACTTTGCAAGCCACGATAGCCGTATGTACTATTGGGGCCAGCCTGATAAACCGTACCGGCTTTATGTTGGAGGTAACCCAGGAGCCGAGTTCTCAATTGCACGAGGTTTGGGTGGAGCTTGGATTGATATTGAACCAGGATCCGGATTTGAAATTGCTGGCACAGCAAAATGGAAAACCTCCCAAGGTGCGAATATTGTCACCATTCTCTGCGGAAACAGAAACACAACCAAGGTAAGACGTTTTAACCTGATTGAAACGGGGTTGACATTTACAAATGAGATTTCCTATAAGAGCTATATGTATGAAGAAGTTTCCAATGTTGTTGGTTGCAATAGTCGCTATGGGTACGGGGTCTTCGATGATGGCCTCTATTGCCTTAGTCGCTATGGCCTCATGCTAACCACGATGGCAATGGAATATAACAACCAAATGAAAACCCAGGATGTTAGTGCTCTTATTCAGCCCATCTTTACTGAACGCCTTGGCAACAGGTTGCGTGATGGTCGGATGGTGTGCATTGATAGTATTATCTATATTGCTCTGTCAGAAGATACGCAAGAGCAAACTCCGATTAATCTTGATAATGTAATTCTTTGCTACGATATCGGTTTGCAATCTTGGTACACATTTACCCATGACCAAGTTTATGGACATGGTAAAGGAGAAGATCCAGACAAGATTCATCACATTCTTGCCGTTGATAGCGATGAGTTCATTGAGGGCTTGGGTGCAATTACCGATACTCAGGTTCGCCTTTATCCAACTACAGGCATTCAGGATCCAACTATCCCTGAATTCCAGATTATCTTGGAAACCGGCGAGCTGATCCCAAAGATGCCTAAGCAGGTCTTTGATTGGATTGAACAACTTGAGTTTAGGTTTGATTATTTCATTGGTCCCAATGGAGACATTGAGGATGAATGGAATTATATAGACGAGGAATACTATGAGCCTGCTACCATTCTTATCGAGGGCGTAGATTATTATGGTCGCTTCTTTAAGATTGAAAAGAAACTTAACCTTAAGAGCCGTGGGCATCATGGCAAACAGGGTGAGCAGCGTTCATATGTAGAATGGATTCGTGTTTGCAAGCTTGTTGAATCTTTGCGCATTAGAATCAAGGGGCATGCCAGATTCCGCCTTACACATATATTAAATAAGATGTACACGCAATCCGATCGCATTGGTACACCTTATGGATTTGATGCCCACGACTCTTATTACAATAGACACAATGGTATGAACAAGATTCATCATTACATCAACGATTACAACAACCTCAGAGAAGCGGTGGTGAGCTAAATGGGATGCATGGATGAAGCTTTGGACAGCTTATTTCCGGTAGATTGGCTAGACCCTTATGGCCAAATGCCTATGAATGATCGTTACTCGGTGCAAATTGATATCACTCAAGTCAAGACAGACAATGGTATCAAGGTAACCGCCGTTAAGACTCCGCCTCGCGCCGGTACCGCTTCTGTCAGTGATGCCATTAAGATGGCTTTGGGTGTGTGCGACATTGAAGACAATGAACAAAATGGTTCAAATCCTAAAGAAAAAAAAGATTACAAAGAAAAATCTTGGGATCCAAAAAAGACAGAAGATAAACCTACTGAGAATATTGAACCTGAACAAAAAGACCTTGATCATTCACCTCGTAATCTCTCAAAGGATGCTTACAAAAGTTCCTCATAAATCTTCCGTTTGCTTGGAAGTGACAAATAACACTAGAATCAATGGCATTGCGCATTTCAACCGTGATGCCATTGTTGTTTATGATAGCTTCATTAAATTTTGCACAACAAACACCATCGCAAAAATCTGCAAGCTTTTCTCTTTTTAGTGAACTTTGTGATAATGGTCTATAAAAGATTCTTCCGCATTGAGGGCAGCGAATTTTAAGCCATTTTTCTTTACCAATAAAATCTGGATTAGCACACTCTTTTTCAATAATTACTTTTGTTTGAATGGTTTTATGAATATTGTTATGACCTCTTGCGCTAACAATGGCTAGATTCTCAATTCTATTATCAGATTTGTTGCCGTTGATATGATGCACATGGGCTCCGCTTGGTAACGGCACTCCAATAAACTTAGACATCTCTAGGCGATGCTCTGGAACCCATGCGTCCTTTTTCCCAAATATGCCATCAATATCTTTTACCGTTGTATACCCACTAGCATCAACGTGTTTTTCTATCATTGTTATTTCCTCTCCAGCCGTATCGAATTCTACTGGCTTATTCTACCAGGAGAAACACAATGGTTTATGTTTTACATGTAAATAGCAAATATGTTAAAATGGAATCCTCAAGCCCACCGGGTTCCGGTAACAGGGATCGCAACCTTGGCTCGATGGGAAGTCGCCCTGAACCAAGTCACCATGGTGCCACTGAGGACGAGGACGCAAAAAAAAAGAAACCCTGGGGCAGACCCCGGGGCTTCTTTTTTTATCAGGACCAAGCTCGCAAGACCGGCCCTTACCGGTTCGCCGAAGCAGCCCCTGGCATTCGCTGGAGTCCGCATGCTTCTGGTAGTGGAAGATACCATGGTGGCGGACACTCACCGTAAGCCTCTGCACAAGCCTCTTCGCGGAGATCGGGTTACTTACCGCAACCCTTGCGCTTACTAGTAACCATTATATCACACCTCCTTTGATTAATCTGAGGTATTGTCCTTGGCTACCTCGCAGCCTGTGTTTTCGGGAGCCAGGCTCTCCATCGGGCCAAGGCCCGAGCCGCCACCTACGGTATTCCAGCAAGAATCACACCAACCCACATCATCACATTCGCAACTGCAAACCTGAGAGAACACGTCGCATGCTTGGTTTAGATCCTGAATTAGCTTAGGTGTCAATGTTTTCGATAGTGTCATAATAAGCTCCATATAGTGTCATAAAATCCTTGGCATCCATTATAATAACCCATGGTCGCTTATCAGGTCTATGCATGACGATGGGTATTTCGGTATTACTTGCATCATTATGGGACTGTTCCAAAGCTGGATAAAGGCGGAGGGAATTGGTACGTTTAACCTCGACATGAATTCCTGGGAGCCCTTTGACATCAGGTGAATCTGGTCCGCCCTGGTACTGCACACCACGGATCGTGTTGTATCCGTAGCTATTGAAGAAGTCTCTTGCTTCACGTTCTCCCCTTGCGCCTTTTTGTTTGCTATTGGTCATAGTCTTTCCTAGAACATAAGAAGCTGGTTTGCTGTTGCCGGACGCTGGCGGGAATGGTGGGTTACGTAATCTAACTTTTGGACATGGATCAACTGATCTTCCCCGCCAGGACATTCCGACACTAAAAACATATGCATCCAGGGTTCATCGTCTTTCTTGTAGCTACCAAGATAAAAGGCGGGTAACCCTGCATATAAACAGTAGTCGCCTCGCCTTATCTTGCCGAATTTGAAATTAATCCAATTGCTAAACTTCATTGTTACCTCGGCTTGAACATCTTGCAGTTGCCATAGCTATCGAAGAATAGGTGCTTATGTTTCCAAGCAACTTCACTCTTATCTACCACAAGTTTCTTTTTGACTTCACAGCCAGATCTTGGACCTATTGGCTTGGTTCCGAGTTTACAACCATCGCATTGCTCCTTGAGAGCATAGGCCCAATTGTTAATCCTGTTGTCCATAGTCACGCATCCGCCAAAACACATCAGCCGAAAGATCATTAACAAGATTAATCATATCGTCTTGCTCGTTGTAATCAGCAATAGCATAAGATAGATCAACTATTATGTTTGCAATTGCAAAGCTTTTCTGGTTAAGCCTTGCGAATTGATTCATAGCGCGGAGGAGACTAAAATCATATCGGAGTCTTTCTCTGCGATCTTCTTGATCAAAAGCTTCTGTATGTAGCGAAGCTTCACAATTGATATCACAATTCATGTTCTTCTCCTTCTTCTTCTTTTTCTTGCCCATTGCTTGCTCCTTCCGTTGTTCCTAACTGCATCCATTCTGGCTCAACATACCTTGTTTCAATATTAAGCCTGGTAGGTTGAACCTTTCGCCCACCAGTTCGCTCAAGAATCATTTGAGCTGCCAGGTTCCTTTCTTTCCTCTTTGCATAATTTCTACCGCAAGGCTGGGTTCCTATGTAAACCAAGGCTTTTGCCATAGCTACAATAGGTTGATCCTGGGGGGTAACCTGTAATTGGTTCGCTTGCTCATATGATAGCACGTCCTCTATGGCATCGCCGAGAATATTCGCATAACCTTCACGTTTGTTTTCCTCCGGTACCGTGCCATCAATTCGTAATGCTATTGTTCTAATTAGATCTACATCCATTTCGAACACAGCATTATAGATAAGAGAAGCAACGGTATACTGCTTAGCGTTCTGAGCAATATCTCTCGATCTAACAACGTCGCCCATAGTTTTACCAAGGCAGACATTGATTAGATAATTGTCCAAAGTTGTATCATAGGTTCGAGCATCAAGAATTGTGATTTCGGGACTTGTATCGCTCGTTGTAGAGTTGTCTACCTCGCTCACGACGTTTCTCCATATTCTCCTCGGTTCGCTTGTTTCTAGCATGACCGGCTTTCAGATCGTCCTTTGGCAACTTCATGTTCTGCCAACATGGCACCTTGCCTTGTTCTTCAAGCCATTCAAGCCTAAGCCTCAACGAATACGGCGGTAGTTTCTTGTATCTTTTGAGGCTAAGATAATAGATTTTCTTCTTGTATCTCTTACCGTTGATAGATCCCTCTTTGGTAATTCTTGTCGAATAATAAGCCATAACACGGGCAAGCCTAAGGATCTTTTGGTATTCACCGGCATGTGTTCTGTCATAGGGCCTACCATATAACACTTCAAACATCATGCCAGCAGTAAACCTGCGGTGCTTGGCTATTGTTAGATTCCATTTAGGATCTGATTCCTTTTGTTTGAACAATTGTCTAAGTAAGCTTTCGACCTCATAGAGATCTTTGTCAGAATAGTTTTCCCATTTACCAGCGCCTTCAAGATAGCCAGTAGCCCTTGTTGGCTCGGTGGGCAATGATGGCTTGGCAACCGGGTCTTCAAAGTTGAACACCCACCCGCCATCATTCGTAGTAGTAAACCCCGCCATTAGATACCTTCTCTTTCCTTTGCCAAGTTTCAGGCCACGGCTTGTCCCACTCGCTTTTGCTTGCGTCGAATGGTCCTTCGTAGAACTGATCCCAATTGATAGGCATAGATCCATCTGAATTCAAGCCAAGATAATCTATCTCTTTGATGCCCATAGCTGCATAGCGAAGAGAGTCCATCATGTGTGAATACTTATTATGCATGGGCTTAGGCGCCCAGTCATCTGATTTGCTTAATCGCTTATATTCATAGTTGTTAAAGCATTCCATCAGCCAACTACAATTATCTGAATTGATAATCATGTTAGGCAATAGCTCTCTAACTAATTTAATACCACGATCGACTCGCTCTTTTTCCAGACTGTGCCAATTGATATTAGGATAGATTTGTTCTACCTCTTCCTTTGGCGTCATAGATGAAGCGGATCGCTCTGAGTCCCATGGAAGAATGCCCATACGAATCCTATGAAAGTAGGGTTTCTTCGCTATTTCTGCCATGGCTTCAACTAACGAGACTCCCCTTGCTTCAAAGCAATCATAGATAACCATACGATTATTAATATATTGAAAGACAACAGCAGCCGTACTATCGGATTCTTTGCCTTTTGAGGCAATATCAAATGCGATGTATACGGGTTTTTGGGTATCGAGATTGTAAGAGCAATACCGCTTTTCTCTGACCAACTGCTCGATAGCCAGATAGACCAATCCTGCATTGACAACAGTGAAGTCACAGAAATTCTCCTGCCTAAATAGATTGTCATTCCCATATGCTCTGATGTACCTATCACGCAAGATTTCAATTTCTTCTTGCGTATACATAGGTTGGCCGTCTCGATCAACGGCATCAGCTATAGTTACTTTGTCAACATAGCAATCACCATGAGCACCCGGAAAAGCATCCGGCTCATCTTCGCCTGTATAAGTTCTAAGCAAATCATAGAATACATTTTTGATACCACGAGGCGTGCCATTAAAGTTAACGCTAAGATCACCAGTCATCTTAAGCTTACGCTCCCAGATTGGTGTAATGTATTCAAATGCATTTAGTCTATACAGGCTTGCCTCTGATATATAGAACTTATCGTAAGATGATCCAATGATACCCTCGTTATTTAAGAAGCCTATGAACTTAATTCTGGTATCAGCCTTGCCTTTTACCTGAGATTTCATGTAAACTTCTTTGGCTGTATCCTTTGGATCAATTAGGTTTTCAGGGTAATCATCCCAGAACAACCGCCCATCAATATACTTTTTAAAAATGTTATTCGTGATCCATATATTATCAAGGCCAACATAAGCTATTTGCAAACCAGGATTCAAGAAACCAATCTTCATGGCATGCTGCATATCGTCAGTGTCCTTGCCAAGCTGACGCGCCCATAGCTTAAAGTAATAATGATAAAGGCCGGAAGCACGGCGTTGCCATGCCCCGACCTGGTACGGATAAGGACTGTAATATAGAGGTAATGTTATTTCCTCATAGTTCATTAATCTTTCTCCGTGAATTCACGCTGTTTCTTTTCGTCCAGAATAGTATGGTGCAAAGCTGTCATCTTCTCGCCAAACGGTTTAACCGTGATGAAGATAAGACCAGCAGAACAAAGCTGACGTTCATTTGTAATGCTTTCTACCTTTGGAATAATTGCTTCATAATAATCGTTCAGCTCTTCCTTGGAGAATTCTTCCAGCGTGAACTGCTTGGTTGCTTCAAGCAAAGCCTCATAGGTAGTAATGCTAATCTCCTGCAAGGCTTTATAATAATCCATTCGCTCTTCTGGGAGCAAACGATCAAGCTCGCCGTTCCAGAATTTATTAGCATAGTCTCGAATGTTGAGCAAATTATCAACGCGCTTAGCGAGAACAATGCTAACCTCAAGCGTATTAATGAAAGCTTGCTTTGCGTTTTCAAACGTTTCTTCAATAGGCGGAAGCTGAGGCGCTTCTGCCTTTGCCGTCGGCTTAAACTGAGATGCGGACTTGCGTACCATTATTGTTGTCCTTTCTTCTTATTGCGCTGTTGCTTGTTGTACATGCGCATTGCTTCCTGAATAGACTCAGGTTCTTCTTTTTCAATTGCTCCTTTGCCACCGGTTTTCATTTTCATAGCAGGGCGATTTTGTTTGCCCTGGTCAGAACCGGTGCCTGATTCTATGCTCTGGTTCTCATCTGCGGAAACATTAGGAACATTGAATCGCTTTGCAATCTTTTTAGCTCTGGCCAAAGCTGCATCAAGATCAACATCGAAACCAATTACGTTTCCTTGATTGTCTGTGATGCTATATGGCTCAATCAGATCATCAAGAACATCTTTAGTTACTTGATCCAATGCTTCAAACTTAGGAGCAAAATCGATTAGACGAATAGTAGGCATAGCTCCTTTTAGCAACTCTTGCTGCTTCTTGTTTACCTCTTGTCTAAATCGCATTTCAACTTGCTTGTTAAAGGCGTCTACCCATTGCTGTGCTTCTGCTCTTGAATTAAAGTCTCGCGTAGGATCATCAGGATTCTTGAATGATACTCGGCCTGTATTTTCGTCACGGCTATAAAGCTCCTCGATAGTGCAAGGAGAAATTTTATTCTCAGCAAAGCTTTGACGAACAGATTGAATAGCATTCTGCTGAAGCTCTTTTAGGATCTCTTGTTTTCGAGCATTGAAATCAACAGGTTCGATGACATTTGTAGATCCTCCAACGCCATCAGTGTCTCCTTGTTCATCGGTAGATCCAGCTTCATCTCTAGCTTCTTCGCTTGAAACTTGCTGTCCTTCTGTAACATCAGATACATCTGGTGCTGGGTCGCTGTCTCCACCTGATCCATTAGGCTCCACATCTGGATCAGTTGATCCTGAGTTAGCCTTGTTAAACATCTTAAACGCCTGAGCCAAATCAATCGGCTCAGTCGCCGGATCAGAGTTAAGAACATTATTCTCAGTCTGCCCATTCATTATTCTCCTCCTCGGTTTCCTCGTCTTCCATCATTATATCGATGAACATGTTGGACAAATAGTTTCTAACCTCAAGCAACCAGTGGTCACGCATGAAGTTATAGACTACTTTCTTTCTCTCTTCGCCATACTCAGCAGAGTTCCCAATCATGGCATCAACAGCGTCGATCATCTCTCCAATGCTATTGCAAGAAAGAATAGCATCTTGTTTGCTGAACATATACTTTCGAAGTTGCTGAACAATCCATTTGTATTCATCAATCTTCTGTTGGTCTGTTAGCGGATCAGTGAATCCAAGTCTTGTGTATTGCTCGGAGAGTAGATACCACATAGATTCAAAGTCCCTTGCTCTGAACATAAAAGCAATTTGTTCCTTAAGCTTCGGGTCTACCATTGTTGCCTCCTATTACCACTTATACATATCTTCATAGTTCTCGTTCAAACCAAGCTCACGAAGTCTAGCCTTCTCTTCCGCTCGCCTTTGCTTCTCATCGTTCTCAATATCACGGAGAGTCTTGTGAACAAGATAAGGATCGCACACAAGCATCTTGCCTGCGGCATACCAGACATTCGGCTCATCTTTAAAGCGACCTTTATACTTCTGGTAATATTCGTCACCAGCTGCTTGCAATAGAGCCTTAACATTCGGATAGCGCCAATGTTTCCAAAGATAACCTGCTCGTCCGTTCCATGTAACCACAGTTGCATAGTCGATGCCAGGTCGGAAAATCATGCCAGCGTTCTCTTTAGGCACTGAAGACATTGCGACAACCTTGCGATCACTACGATTCTTGATTCGATATGTACCAGTGGTATAGTCGTGATACTGATCGACCGTATTATCATAATCAACTTTGCCACCAGATTTGTCATAAAGCATATCAGTGTTTCGGTCGATATCAAATTGTCGCTCTTCAACTTCGATTTCATTGCCAAGAACTTCGTCATATTTAATAAGACGATACCGTTCAGACTTAAGTTCAGGAGCAAGAACAACCGTTTTACCAATATACGGCTTTATCATTTCAGCTTCTTTGATAGCCTGAAGCCTACGCTGATCATATTGGTCAACCGTTTTCTCTTTTGGTTTCTTGATTTTCTCTGGTTGCTTGTCCTTGATTTCATTCTTAAGGCCATTGCTTACAGCTTTCTGAAGCTCTGACCAAGACATGCCGGAGACATCAATGCCTAGTCGTTCGGCTTCTGCTAGACATGTCTCCTTGTTTCGATATGCCATGATACTATCCTTTCACTATTACTACCAAGTAAGGACAAGCATACCATAACCCTATGGTAAAAAAAAGACCCCACATCTCCAAAGAGACATGGGGTCAAATTAGGTTGCCACTGCTGCGCGCCACGCAATATAACATCGCCGTTGCTACGCCTCACGAGGCCTTACCGTAACTGAGCTTCACAACACCAAGCCAACACGGTACGTCACCAAACCGAACGTAACCTTGCCTATATCGCACTGAGCCGAACCCCGCTCTACCATAGCCACACCTGACGTCACATTGCCATTACAGCGCCGCGCCCAGCCTTGCCCTTACTTTTGCATTGCCTCGCCAAGCTCAACCTTACCTATGCCGCACAAGACGCAGCCTTGCCTTGCCTTTGCCCGACTTCGCATCGCCCTGCCTTTACCATGCCTAGCTGGGCGTGGCTATGCCTTTACAACAATTCGTATTCGAATCTACCTTTGCCACTATTGCGCCATTGGCCTGTGCCATGCAGCTTGCCATAGTCAAGCCATTCAATCACAGCACTCTCAAGGTCATCTTTGAGCAAAAGGATTTCGAATTCTTGTGTTGTTCCAGGCGGCACGGTTTCACTGCAAGACAAAGCAATCCGTTCTCCCTGTGCTGTCGATGCACGCAAAGGCCGTTGGCAGCTACCAATAGTTTCACCATCAGGCAAGACAAGTGGGATCTTCCTTGGTGACACAAAGATCAATCCGTCAATCTCTTTCTTGTATGCCTTGAGATTCTTTGACTTAGTCCCGGTGACACGACGAAGCATGCCACATGAGTCTTTGAAGAATCCTTTCCACTGATAATCCCAAGTAAATGGATTGCCATTATCGTCTTTGGGAAAGATTGTCATCGGCCTATTTTCAGCAGTATCATCTGTAATAGCCGCAATCTCTTCTTCTCGGTTATTATCATTGGGAGCATTCTCGGCAATAAATGTATCAAAGAGATCAGGATCGGAGCTTGCAGTTCCAAGCAACTCTTCGATGTAGGTTACCTTAACTTTGATAGTCTTCATTCATTCTCCTTGTCTATTTGTTGTGCAGCCAGTTATCAAGTTCTTCAGCAAGCAGTTGAGTACATTGCATACAAAGCGAGCCGCTTACTTTGTTAACCTGGGTTTCACGATAATACACAGGTTTGCGAGTGCATACATTCCAATCGTCTTCAACCTCATGGAATTCACTGATAGCAAGACGAAGCCTACCACGGCTTTGATTCTTTTCTATCTTAGCTCCACAATGGATGCAATCGCTTCCACCTTTAGGCCCTCTTGTCATCGCCGCCCTCCTTCGGCTCGAAGTACATGCATATTTCCTTTGGGTCATTACGTCCGTAGTCGATTGGCTTGTTTTCGACATAGAGGCCGTTCTGGGCCATGCATCGTGGTTTCAGCAGCCATCCCTTCTTCGGCCTTGCGAACCAACACAGGTCGCACAGGTAGCACATGCTCATTCCGCACCTCCCATCAGCTCGCGTATCTCGGTGGCGTACTTGGCGATGACGTGCGTGTCCGTCCCGTCGTAGTTCATTTCGTTATCGAAATAATACGCGATATACGAGCTGCCGAAATCATGCAGCACGTCCTCAAGCGTGCGCGGTTTGACATGATGGCAGCTATGGGGAGATACGAACTCAGTGGTGCCGTCATAATCGTCATATCGGTACGCTATCGACCAATGCGGCTTTTCGTATCCTTCGGTCTGATAGCTGTACCCCGTGCATGTGAACCGCTTTCCATACTCGCTGGTTTCCAGCTCATCGCCCACGTGAATCGGCACGCCGTCAGCGTCCACTGGCAGCTCCATGTACCTCTCGGCGATTTCGCGCTCGATTTCGTCACAAAAATAAAGCCATACTTCTCGGTGTTGCGGATGAAGCGTCGCATTGATTTTGTCGCGCAGCTTCTCGATGTTCTCCATTACCATGTTAACCATCCGTCCCACTTTGTATGCTCTCGCCACTTGGCTTGGTCTTTGTTGTCGCATTCTCGGCATTTCCACTTGCGCATGCTTTCAATGCGGAGATCAATTGGAAACTCTTTAATAGGTTTTATCTCTCCGCATTTCTGGCATTGTCTTACCTCTGTCTCTGTCACTTCATCGCCGCCTTAATTACATTGGTCTTGATGTCATTGCCTGAAATCAAACCGCTGAGCCTACGATCTGCCCAACTACCAGGCATGTTCTTGGTAGGATTCCGATGACTCAGGTAATCATAATATGCATTGATGAAACCGAGAGCCTTGCCATGATACTTGGTATTATCCGGCGCATCATAGTAAGTATCCATGAATTCTTCCCTAAGCATATCAATGCGCTCACGGCTCATAACTTCCCTTGTTCCACCTGGTTTGGGATACGGGAACAACATAGGCAAGAGGATGTTCTGCACATCAATCACATCAAATGCTTTAGATCCAGCAAGTTCGATTTGATTCTCGAATGCAGCTTGGAAGCTGAGCACACCAGCAGTTGCGCTCTGTGCGGCTTGGATCCTTTCCTTGGCAAAGAATCCATGACGGACATGCAGCAAGCTATCATGGTTACCCATCATCTTACGATACATGTTCTGGCAGATGATACGAGTTGGCACCATGATAAGCGAACAGGGAAACATGCCATTGAAGCTGTTGGTACACATGACATCGAAATCCCAATCGTCACCGAGGATATTCGATTGCCGCATACGCAACACCATGAAGCATAAGCCCTGCTCTGTCATGCCTACATTGGTGATAATTCCACCGGCATCAGTGAACGGACGAAGCAATTCAAATGCTTCCTTATTTTGAATGATGCCATAGCGATCACTGACACAACCAAGAATCTTATTAGTACCTTCTTGTAGGTTGACCTGCACGCCAGGCACAGTCTCATATTTGACTATGCTGGCACCAAAACCTGTGTTATACGGGTCAACAATTTCCACCTTGGCATCTTTGGGAATAACGTTGTAGTCCAGTCGTCCAGCGTGCAATGCCTCGGCTGGATCTGTCCATTGCCCTTTGACGCCAACGCCAATCCAAGGTGCTTCACGATTGTAATTAAACATCTGAATTCCATTTGTCATGTGTCCTCCTGTTAGATATAATAATAGAGGTTCGTTCCTTTCCGGTTGTGGGGTGCTAGGCTTAAGGGTCCACTAGCACCCCAACACATTTTTAAAGCCTTGGCATCAAGCTACGCATTTGCTTCTTAACCTTACCTGATGTCTCATCATATTTATCCTTGGTATAAGACAAGTTGCTAAGACAAGCACTAAGATGCTCAAGCTCTTCGGTTGCCTGTGTCATAACTTTATCCGTTTCAAGGACTCCTTCACTGATAAGAGCAATCTCTTCTGGTGTAACTTGTTTCAACTCCGTAATAGTCTTCGGAGTAATCGCGGTTTCTTCCATGCTATCCTTTCAATGTGAATCCATTGTTAGACATTTCTCTAACATAGGCGTCCCACACTTCTTTCTCTGTGCATTGTGCTTTAAGGTTGTGTGGTATCTTTCTGCACTTGTCTCGTTGCTTAATGTATTCTTCGGCAATCTCGGTTATCCACCTGCATTGATCATGAAGATCGTCGGCATCATATACCTCTGTATGCATTGAGATCGGAGCATCAGGATTGAACCACAGAATCCTAGCCTTCTTGAGATTCGGAAGAACACAGAAAGCCATGGCTACTTGCATAAGCTCCTTGTGTTCCATGCGATCCTCAATCACGGCTTTCATGTGGTTCGCGTTCTCATAGCATTTGATCTCCATGATCTCGTCGGCATTCCTGAGCCATGGGTACTCCTTGACACCAAGCTCACATCTACTATCAAGCTGAGCTATTGTCATGGCATCAGGACTGAATCCAAGGATTCCATTATGGATAACACAATCATCCCAATGATGCATCTTCGGATCAGCCTGAGCATTCCAAGATTCAATAGCCCAAGGTTCCATGATGTGACCACGGGCAGCAGCAGAGCTAGGAGCCTCGGTATCTACTTCAACAGTGGAACACTTGGATGCCCAGAGAGCAGCAAATTCTGGGATGATTTTCTCATCCTTCTTAGGATCCTTGGACTTGAGATATCTCTTCCATGCAGGCAAGAGGCCCGCAATATCAGTAGCCGTAAGGTACGACTTGCGAGCCTCTAACCAATCCGCCGAGACATTGTATATCCAGCGGCGAGCCATTAGTCCTCCCTGTATTCTACAGGAGACTTAACAATCATCTTGATAATACGAACAATGGTATCCGGCTTAAGTTCAAGCGGATTGCCAAGTTCATAAAGATCAATCGGATTGAAACAATCGCCTTCGATAAACGATGGATCATCACACCATTTGATGAGAGCTGCAAAATCATCAATGGTAGAATTAATGACAGCAGCATCAGTCATAGCATCAGCCTCAGCAATAAACTCCATAGCTTCTGCTACACGCTTGTCAGTCACCGGAGTCTCAGGCTTCTCGATGTAAGGCAGATCAGCTTTGAGTGCAGACTTGCGCTCGAATCCATCAAGCGAAGGAGCCGGAGTATATTTAGGCTGGCTCTTGAGATATAGATACTCCTGTGTCATAGTCTCAAGCTTGGTAAGCTGAGCCCAAATAATAAACGGCAAACCAATCTGTTCATTCTTCTTCAAGATGCTGCCATGCTTGAACTCACACTTGTTCTTCTTGATAAGTTTAGCCATGTTAAATCCTTTCTGTTTTATTTTTCTGGGGTGCTGTACAAGCCAGCACCCCTGTTTACCTAAAGAACAATCTTACCTTCATGAATATCTCTATGACATTGTGGGCAACACCAAACAACATCAAGCGGCTTTGAATAATCAGAATGATGTGCTTGAATATGTTCCGATTCTTCTTTGCAAACTATACATATTGATGGCTTTGTTATATAGCCTTTTCTAATATTGTATGCCAAGATTCTCCTCGCTCTATTCTTTTCTGGATTATTCAAACGATGCTGCTTTAAATATTTACCCGACCTTTCTCTGCGAGAAGCAATACGCTTTTCGCTATGCTCATATTCTTGATAATATTTTTTGTTCTTATAGTAATTATTTGATACATCTTTTTTTGTGCATTCCTTGCACTTATTAAGATGCCCGTCCTTCATCATTGGATGTTTGTAGAAGTCGGAGAGTGGTTTAAGCTCTCCGCACTTCATACATGTTTTCTGCTTTAGTTCCATCCTATGTCCTATCATTAGGTGTACACTAGTTTCCTCTAGTGTATCATAGAATGGAACTAATTAAAAGGGATGTCGTCTTGGTAATACGCTTCAGCCGGATTGTCATATTGCTGCTGCGGTTGCTGTTGGAATCCCATAGCCTGCGCCGCCTGCTGCTGAGCATAAGCTACATTCTCAGGCATAGGCTGAGCAGGAGCCGGAGGCGGACCGAAGTTATTACGGCCTTGCTGCTGCGGTTGCTGCTGTTGCACAGGCTGCTGCTGTGCCTGCTGTTTACTTAGATCCACAACACCTCGCACCATACCAGCATCGCCATCACCGAGGATCGTAACCCACCACGGCCTCGGGTTAGCCTGGTTATAAACACCTTCCTGTGTTTGTACACGAATGAACTTACCCATCAGTTCAAGTACGCTGACATTCGGCCTGCTGTTACTGGGATCCAAGGCATCAAGACAAGCATTGGCTGCATAGGATTTCGGATTGAAGATGAAGTTCAATTCCTTACCAGACTTGCCGAGAATAGTCAGGCAGATATTCCTCTTAGGATTACCGTCGTCCCAGAACTCAGGCTTCTTGGTAGCGAAGTTAATCGATTGCGGATTAGAGATCTCGACAACCGTTCCTTCAATGCTAAGCATGTAGTTAGGCTGATCCTTGTGCGCATAGTTCCAAGACTTCTCAGAGCCAGACGAACCTTTGAGATCATAGAAACCCATTGTGTTTTCCTTTCTTAGATTACGAACATCATAGCGCGGCCCATGTTGTCAGCAGGACCCCAGCTATCCAAATATTTTTCAACTCTGATAATGTGTTCTGCGAAAGCCATCCACTTAGATATGCTCGAAACCATAACCTTATGATATTTGATTACGTGTTGACACCATCTAAATGGAGTGCTAACACCAAGAACATGAAGAGCAATGCATAGATTGACAGCATCATCATTGCGGCGGCCATCAGATCCAAGAGCCCGATCATCAAGTAGCTTATCAAGCATCTCGATTGCATCAACTATGTCATCACGGCTTGCCGTGGTATCACGCATAATACCAGATGCGACATACAAACCGCCGGTATGCCAATAAGTGTCGAACTCAGCAAAGACATGATGCGTACCTGGATTTGTTTCTACAGTTGAGATTGTGAACATTAACAATCCTCCTTGTCTTCTAACCATTCTACCATCTTATCTCTTAGTGGTTCATAGATAGAAACAAATTCATCAAAAGACTGGATGCTCTTCTCTGTGTTGAAGAGGTAACCATTGTCTATGACACCATTGATAAGGTTGATGTAGAACTTAGCCATAGGTCTAGTATCGAAACCACGATTCCAATATTTGATAACCCTATCCCATTGGCGTACCCACATCTCGACACCATATCTGTCTACGTCCTGGTCACGCAATGGATTTGGCTTGGCAACCTTTGGATCATGTGACCATCGATCCTCAGGATCTTCGGGAACCATACCATTCCAACCACAACGAAGGTCAAGCATAACCTTCTTATGGATGTCATAACCTACCATTATGATAGACATGTCGAACGAAGACAAGACCTCAAAGATATTCTCCTTATCGTTCTTCCATGTTACATTGACAATGACATCATCCTTCTTCAACTTGAGAGTAGAGAGTGGAGCATCTTTCTTATACTTCTTCTTCCTGGTACGACCAAGCTTCCACGCTTCACCGGGAGTAAGCACTTCGAACCCATGCTTCATCATCAACAGGTTCACAGCATACTGAAGTTCAGGTTCGGTGTATACAAATACATCAATATCAGGATGGGATTCCCATGTATCAAAGTCAGCATCCAGCATGGAGCTACCGGTGATACAGCCATTGATATCGGTGTGCTTGATAAGCTCAATCGTTTCTTTAATCTGTTCAGTCAGAGTCATTTAATCTCCTAGATTCTCATAGCCATCTGCTTCTTCAAGACACTTGAGAGCCTCGGCAATATCCTCTTCAGTTGAATTAGGATCGTGCATAATCCTACCGAACTCTGATTTAGTGAGCGTTTTACGAGACGCAGATTCCAATAGTATATCAAGCAAGCTCATTGCCATTGGCCTTCTCCTTTCTGTACTTGATATAATCTTGCAGCTCTTTCCATCTGTCTCCTGACATAGGTATGGGAGACACATGATTCCATTTCTTGTTCTTCCAGTACCTCAGGGAATTCTTTCTGTTGCCTACGATATCAATATGAGCATACGGAAAATGCATGGTGGGTATGATCTTGTCTACCATGAACATAAGATGAAACGAGATAGCAGGGTCATCTTCATCTGGCCTAGTCAGACAATGAGTATCGTTTCTCCATCTGTTCAAGAAGTATACGGTTTCAAGATCAAGCTCATCACCATGGTCACCATCGCAGTCAATAACGATAAGCTTGGTGCCTTTTAAATTTTCCGCCAGATATACTTGGTCTTTGTATGCCTTGGCTTCAGCTATAGACATGCAACCATTAGACCATTTAATCATTGGCTTATTGTCTTTGCTGCAAGGCACCCATCTATTCTGGACATCAGGCAATGTGAGATAAGGATGATCGGGATAATCGAAATACTCTGTGTTGAAGAAGTCACACGAGAAACCTGTGTTTCTTCTTTTCAACATAAAGATATCTTCATTGCCCCTCCCATGATAAAGGTCTGAATTATAATATCCATTCCAATAGTTCTGGTAATCCTTATCTCTTATTGTCTTACCAGCTGCAAAGCAAGCGACTTTGATTTCATCTAAGTCAACCTGCTTTAAGCCCATGGTATACATCCAGAAATATATGGAACCATCAGGAACCATTACTTCATGCAACTAGTCCACCTCCAATTGTATTCAATAGGAGCCTTGGGTGAAGCCGCGGTTGCCCACAAACCATAACCAGGCACACGTTCTCGATAGGTATCAAAAGCCATGATGCGATCGATCTTAGTAGTCTGCAATTCCCTGTCTTTGATACGCTGTTTGGCATAACGGTGGAACCTAGAATCATCAGGAGCATCTGAGTCACCAAACACAATCACATTACCCCAGTGTTTGCCAAGGATATGTTGGCGAAGAATCCTATAGAACTGAGAGCACTCGTTCATACCGCCAATCATGCCGGCAAGTTCATCAGGTGATGGCAGATCCTCATTCGCCTTATAGTATTTAGAACACCATGATGTGATGATGAGATCAGCATTAGCCTGGTTCCTCAGTGTGTCGATCAAGGTAACCATAGTACCAGCTACACCACGAGGTATAGATCCACTGGTATCAAGGATGATAAGGTTAGGCGCTTGCTCACTGCCATACCAAGAACCAAGGTTACATTCAAGCTTCTTGTTGTATCCATCCATGTATACAGTGTTAGATAGATTTGTCTTGATAGCATTGGTGATATCATCCAAGAACACAGGCAAGAGCTTCAACGATTGCAGTTCTTCAATGCTTACATAGTAACCAAGGTCACCAATGTAGTTATCAATGCTGCTGCGCTTTTCAGCTAGGTCAACCTCGTGATCTAGACCACCGTCTCTCACACGATAACCATCATCCATTGTGGTATACAGGTTATCATCTGAGCTTCCACCTTCAAGGCCAGGATTGGTTTCATGACACGAAGCAACCTCTACAACCTCAAGCTGATTAAGGTCGTATGGATTAATCTTCAATGTATTTGTCCAGTCAATGTGTGGAAACTTGTTAACCAAAGTGCGCCACAACACAGCTTTGATAAGCTTCTCATCTGACCAACCACTAGGTTTAATGAGAAACGGAATGCCAAGCGATCGACATTTCTTTACCTCAGCTTTATCTTCCACGATGTATAACTTAGGCAAAGGAATAGATCCGATTTTCAATTGATACATGTGACCTCCTAGAATTGTATATCAATAGTTGGAGACTCCCACATCTCCACGCTTCCAAGTATAGCTTGGATATCTTCCCACATTGGCGAGACTTGCAACAATTCAAGGATGTCATACAACCTCATATTGTCAAAGTTCTCAGGCAATTCAATGTCAAGGTTGGAGTCTTCAATAGCACGGCGGATAAGCTTCTGAGTCTTGCTATCTTCCTTAAGCATATCCCTGAAATCTTCAGCAACAACTGAATCAAACATACATTGAATCAGATGCATTTCTCTTGTAAGATTACTGCCTTGATCTTTTTGCTTCTTCAGCCACATGTACAACTTCTCAACTCTGCGAGGAGTGAGTACATTATATTGATCTGAATCTTCTCGGATCTTGCCAGACAATCCAACCGGTGATACACCATGCTTATCTTTGAACCACTGGCACCACCTGTCACATGAGAACTTGACTTGGAACGTCATGAACCTATCTCGCACAGATGCAGGGATAATGGCTGGCGAAGTAACAGGATTGCTTGCTGCTACTATGAATACATCGGGTAGTTTTCTGCCTGATGCCATGATCCTGTCTTGAATCAAGGTAAGACATGCCGACCAAAGCATCGGCGGAGCCTCAAGGATCTCGTCGAAGAACAGGATATCACCGTCTTTCAATGAAGCCATACGGAGATCATCGAAGACTTCCATCTTCTTAGTCTCCTTATCCGGCATTCGGATACCTGATACTTCACTAGGCACCGTGTTGCTAAGAATAAATGTAACAACATTGACTCCCATCTTCTCAGCAAACTGATAGATACCTTGAGTCTTACCAATGCCAGGTGCGCCAATAAACAATGGAGTCATAAACTTCCTTGAAGGATACATTGTTTCCAAGCATCCTTCTATCTCGTCAACACATATGTTCACTATAAACCTCCATGAAATCTTCCATGTCAGCAGCATGTTTGTCGCATAGATACAAGTGCTGCAAGACAACCTTGCTTTTCACCTTGACGCCATGATAAACCTGATACTCACGATGAGTCAGGGTAAGGTCATGGGTCACAGGTTCCTTGCAGCCCGGATGGCTACATGGATTATTTGTTCTTCGTGTTCTGCCCATGCTATGTCCTCCTGTTCAGCCAGGGCATCATAATAACCATCATTCTTAATGGTCATATCGATACAAATAAGGGAGAGCGGGCATGAGCAACACTCTCCCTCGTTAGCATAGGCACCAAGGCAATGCTTATGCTTTCCGCTCATTGATAAGCTGGCTCCTTTCTTCATTCGCTACCAGGAGTGCCTGCTCGAACACGCGGGCAAGCTTAGTATTATCAATATCCATCGCCGCTGTACTTGCAGTAATGCAAGCTCGACAGATGGTATTGAGTTTGTTGATACGACGAGAGATAACTTTAACTTCGATTGCCATTGTTAATCCTCCTTGTAATTGATGGCGTTGGGTGTGTGCTTAATCACGGCACGATCGGTGCCAATAACGCTTACCTGGCACATGTCCACTCGAATCTGTGTATCTAACTGAATATCTGCTGCCTCGTTTGATGCGAAGAAACTCGGCAAAGTTTCATCGAACTTATTGATCAGAGTAATCCTTGAATACTCTTTGAAATATCCGAGGCCATAATTCCAAGCCACAAATATAATCAGGTCTGGACTTTCGAACACCAGGAAGTTATCAATCTCTCCAATATAGTGAACATCAGCATTGCTGAACTGCATGTATTTCTTTACTGCCTCTTCAACCCTAACGTCAAAGCTTTCAACGAACTCCATTTGTTCCTCCTTGTTTAATGAATAACCAATAAACAACCGCTGACTATTAAAAGCACAGCGGATACAACCAACAGAAATCTATTGTTATCTGCGATACCTATGGCACCAACAGACAACCCTATAATAAAAGCTATTAGGAGAGCTGTTCCATAGGCTATTAGATTCATTGTTCTTTCCCTAGATTCGCTAACATCATGGAGCCAAGGTCGTCGCAGGCTAGATCTTGCCCGCTCGCTTGGCTCCGGCTTACAATTATTCAATTGTTATTGGAACCTAAGGCAGATAAAGAGTTCTGCCATCCTCGGTTATAAACACCGAGTAAAGAGTTCCATTAATTATAGTTTCTCCGCAGTAAATCATTGTTCCTCCTTGTTTAATAGGTTGGACATGGAGCAGGAGCAAGGAGGAATCTCCTGCTCCTGTCCCTTAGGAATTTGATTGGTATCATCCAACACCCAAAGTTCATCGGCAAGCAAACCGAGAAAAGCGAACCGGTGAGCCTTGGGTGCTAGATGATTTATGGTTACTCTTGCTCAAAAAGAAAACTAAAGCAAAAGAAAAAGCAAGAAATAAAACCAAGGTTTGGGCAATCTCCCCTTGTAGACATTAAATCCAAGATGCTGTGACATCTCCTCGCTCCACCGAATTGCCTCGGCTTCGTTCAGGGTACGGTTATTACAGTAACCGCGCGAGCATTAGTCTTATGCAATCACCTTCGCCGCCAGCGAATTAGGTCTGCTGCTGTAACAGCTACCTTGGGTGATTGGGCGTCCCAAGTCACAGCTTGGGTTTTGCTTCAATGCGAGGTCGCCACCTCGCTAGCCGTGAAGCATAGCGGCACACCGTAAGCTTTCCCGGCAGCAGCCGACATAGCAATGTCTGCTCCGGTTAGTCGCTTACATGGGTTTATGGATTATCCCATGTTAGATAACCATGATGATTGCGGCATAAGCCTGTCGCATCATGACTACCATTCTCCTATCTATCAGCTGTGCAAGCACAGCAATCAAAGCATTACTCGAATGCGCTGATTGATATGTTTGCACGGATAGATAGCTGCACGTTTACGCAGTGGCAAGCACAGACTCGCTGTTGCTCGCTGGACGTAATCGGCAGCATAGGAGAAATAGGAAACAAGGATACTAACGTATCCCTGTAACCTATGACCTGATTTAGAGCGTCTGGGCCTTATTAAGCCCAAGATCATTCTTAGCCTTGGTAACCTCGGCTTCATCTACGCCCATCTGCTTAGCAGTTTGACGTGCGATGGCTAAGGTAACCGCAGACATCTCGTTCTTTGCTTTCAAGGCTGCCCTATCAGCAACCAAGGAATCAGAGAACAAGCTCATTTGTCTCAGTTGGTCAAAATTGAAATCCATGATTTCCTCCTTTTACCAGTCTACTCTTGTAGCCAGAAACAGTCACAAAGGATACAAAACATACCTTCAAACCGGCTTTCAGGAATATAACCCCAGGTCATAGGGGGCATAGGTATAATAGGTATGATGTAAACCTTGTTTTCTTTTGTATCCATCCCCCCATATTTTTCTCGCCCACCTAAGAAACCGATGAAAAATATGGCGCAAAGGGTAGTCGTGTCCCTATGTATCCTTTGATTCACGGGACGCCGCTGTAAGAAATGTATTATATGTATGATTGATGACCGAGATACCGGCTACAAAGATCAGATGTGGGTGGTGGAATAGCTCAGGCGTCTCGCCATCAGTAGAAAAGTTTATCTATGCTTACCTTTAAAACATAGGGGGGCTAAGGTGCGAAATGCTCGCCTTTTTGTTGAAAAGGCACCCTCACTCTTCCCTTGGAATTTGTGAGCATTTCGACTAGAGTATCCACCCTTCCGTTATGCAGCAGAGGCCGAACCACCTCTTCCTCTTACTGCCTAATCAGCGAGGCTAAGGCTGCCTGGTATCAGGGAGGCGGTGTGCATGTCTTCTTAGGGAGTTAGGCTCCTGCCTGCCTGCCAGATACCCGGTTATTCGAGTCGCACCTTTCGGGTGGCTACATTTTGCCGACCGGGAACGGACGGTATCGTTAGGATCCTGTGCTACGCTTAGCTCCCGGCGAACCGGGCTTACGTTGACAGTATAAGAGCACTGGCTTATAATTGTCAATGCCGGCTTTGAAATATTTGTTAACCACTTCGCATAGCTTGTTTCACACACCGCCGGTTGTCATATGGATCCCGAGGTAGAGCGGGATCCTTTTTTATCCTTGTGATAGATTGATTGTATATGACTGAGTCTGTGTGCTAGTGCTATTATCTAAATATCTTTTAATATAAGTATATTTAAAATCAGATGGGATAATAACCCAAGATGTATTATCGCCTTGAGTGGTTTGATAGAATGATATACTTAAATAGTTTTGGTGAATGTAATCCCCAGTATTAGGCGGTCTTACTCGTCTTGTTCGCTACCGCCACTAGGCACCACGCTTTCCGGTAGCTTGCCCGAGGAATCTAGTATCGCAGGTCCATTTGGAAGATTTGCGTTCGTAATGCGAACAGGCATCGAGGGTTCCATTATTTCAGCCTTTCTACGATCTTGTCGGCCAAGGCATCAAGGTCAACGATGGAGTCAATCGGCACCATCGGATTCTCAAGAGCCTTTTTGATCTCAGCCACATCATGCTCAATGATCTGGATGCGACCGAAGAAATCATGGCCATCGGGGTTATCATGACCAGCCGTGTCCGTGCGGAACAACTGGTTTCTGATCTCATTGATAAATTTGTCCATGTAGACAACTCGGGTTCCCATCGGAGCACCGGTGGGATAAGGTTCCTGGAAGTCCCTGTTGTTCCAGACGTCAAAGCTGCTCATGTCGTCTCCTTCTACCTTGCATTCCAATACGTAATCAAAGCCACCATAGTATCCTGCGATCCTGCATTCCCAGCCAGTTTGGTCGCCCTCTTGCCCATAGATGCCGCCTGTCTCTGATACATAGAATTCAGCAAGCATGTCAGGATCAGAGCTGAGACACATAGCCATGTGCTTAAAGCCGTCATGGTGAGCTAGATAGCAATCGCCTCGTTGCGCGATGTATCCATCGTCACAAGACCAACCGTTGCTCATAACGTGTGCAACGAAGTTGCCTGTGCTTGTCATGCACTCAAGGGCGTCGCCGGTCCACGTTGCTCCGCCGCAATCAATGCCAACGGCTTCGTATGCGCTGATTGTGCCAGCCGAGCAATCTCGGTCGCCGGAACGAATAGCGACATTGCCTATCATCGTAGGCACTTCGCATATGCCATCATTGCCCCATCGTCCATAGCCTTGTGTATAGCCATGGGCATCATGCACAGCCATGTGCTCCATCAGATCCGCCGATGAGCCTTTTTGCAAAAGCGTTGTCATATTTCCTCCTTTCATATTTTGCGCTGTTTACATTGTATGTGATATAATCCTATGTGTCCATTGTGGGCCTCCTTGTTAAGACGGTCAGGTTTAGTCGCCCTGACCGTCGCCTTTTTATGTTACAATTGCGCCATGGAAAGAGATTTGGAAATAGCGGAGTTTAATCCTTCTGATGGCCTAACGCCTCTTCAGATGCAAAAGTTGAATTTTAACTTCAGGCACATTAGGCGAGGCTTTGCTTTGATAGGCGATCCCACTGTTCCTTATGATCTCGATAATTACGACAAACTGAAGAACAAGCCTAAGATCGAAGGTGTCACACTTGAGGGCGATAAGACCTATGAACAGTTGAACCTGGTCAGGCTTACCAACACTCAAATAGAGTATATAACTTCGACGTAAGGAATTGACATGGCTAAGACATATCTAGACTACGATGGCCTGTTGTACTTCTGGCAAAAGATTAAGGCTTTGTTCTCAACGAAGTCCGAGACTGTTTCAAACATCACTCGCTCTGGTACCACGTTCACTGCAACAAGGGCAGACGGTACAACGTTTACCTTTACGCAGCAGGACAACACTGTTGCCAAGACAACCACAACTCCGCTTATGGATGGTACGGCTGCAATTGGTAACGAGACTAAATATGCTGCTGGCAACCATGTCCATCCCACCGACACGTCAAGGGCTCCTCTTGCAAGCCCTGCTTTGACTGGTACGCCTACAGCTCCAACTGCTGCCGCCGGTACCAATACTACTCAGCTTGCAACTACCGCCTTTGTACAGGCTGCCCTTACTAATTCCGGTTATCAGGCTAACCAAAATGCCTTTAGCAATGTTAAGGTAGGCTCTACTACCATTGCAGCCGATACTACAACTGATACTATTGAGCTTGTAGCTGGCGCCAATATCACTCTTACGCCTGATGCAACCAATGATAAGGTCACAATTAAGGCCACTGACACCACGTATTCCGATGTTACCACTACTACTCACGGTCTTATGACCGCAGCTGATAAAGTTAAACTTAACAAACTTGTCTTTGACAGCTCTAATTTGATTGATTCGAGTATCCTGCCGTCCTATGTAGACGATGTTATCGAGGCTTATCCTCGTTCTGGGCAGACCGAACTTAGCCAGGGCTGGCTTTCTCTTACCTCTGGCGGTGCTGCTCTTACTCCTGAAGCTGGTAAAATCTATGTTTTGATGTCGGATACCACTAATTACACGGCGAATTCTCAGTTTAGATGGGGTGGAACTACCTATGTTAAGCTCAATGATGGTGGAATGACGCCTATTTCTAACTCTGAGATCGACACAATCATGGCAACTTAATAACAAGGAGGACTTTAAATGGCTAAAAAATACCTGGATTACAATGGATTGTTGTATTTTTGGGGCAAACTAAAGGTGAAATTTGCCCGCCATGATGATTCAATTGAGTATATTAATGGCACACAGACAGCCGCAACTGGTTCTTGGACTGGTGTAACCAAGGATTCCAGTCTATATACAGGTAAAACAATTGCATATCGGTTACCTTATGCTGGATCTGGTAATGCTTCTTTGAACCTTACGCTTGCCGGTGGTACCACGACGGGTGCTAAAGCCGTATATTCCATGACAACTAGGGTCACCACACATTATCCTGCTGGCTCTGTTATCCATATGACATATGATGGAAGCAATTGGCGCACGACTGGCTGGTATAATACCAATAACTATGATCGCCTTTTGCATAATAATTATATTCTGTGTAAGACCGCGATCACCGC